ACAACCATTGTCAACTAAAAACTTAATGTTGGTATCTCCTCTTAAAAACCATAATAATTCAGTTACAATTTGTTTCCAAGCCATCTTCTTGGTTGTAAGAACTGGAAATCCATCTTGCATATTATGACGAATGGTATAACCAAAAATACTTTTGGTTCCTGTACCTGTTCTGTCTTTCTTTTCAACTCCGTAATCCAATATGGTTTGGAGTAATTCTTGGTATTGTTTATCTAGTTTGTTCATCTTCATCTTTGTTTAATAATTTACATCCTTCTTCCCAAATGTGTGACCCATACATATAAGGATGTTCAATAACCTCTTCAAGAAATTCCTCAAGTTCTTTTATTCTGTTATCCTTTTCTTCTTCCGTCATCTTTCAAATTTTGATTTAATTTTCATCCAAACTATTTCAGGGTAATTCCATACCCACCAAAAAAATATATAAATTTTTTTCATCGTTTCTTACTTCTTAATTCATTTAATCTTTCAAGATCACCAACTTTATCATACCCTTGAGTTACAACATATTCAAGTGTGATTAATTCTCTATATTCTTCGTTTGTTAAATTACCACGGGAACTCTCAACAATCTCATTATAGATTTCCTCAAATGTACTACTCATATTCATTGATCGCAATTTCAGTTTCTATTTCATGAATTTTATTTTTCACATAGTTCTCCAACTCTTTACTCACTCTGAGATATTCATTTCTTAAATCGTGAAATTTATCATCCTCAATTTCTTCAAAACTTGAGTAACTTTCAAAACAATAATGAAATCCTTCAGCACCCATTCGGTATCTAACGCTTTCAAAATCTTCTAATTGATTGTGTAACTTATTTAATTTTTCCTCCATCTCCTATTTTATTTTTATTAATTCTTCTTTCTACTATTTCAATAAGATCATCATTTATTTTATTCTCCTGATCATCATCTAAACTATCATACCACTCACTAAAACCCTGATTTTCGTATAGTTTATCCAACATCTCATAAACAAGTTTATAATAATCAATTTTTTTCATTATATCAACCCCAATTCTTTTCTGTATTGTTTTATTTTATTTCTAACAGGTTGGTATTCATCTTGATTTGTTGGTTGATGACCACCCATAACCGCACTATTAATCATTGCCTCATTTTTTAAAATGAATGATAGTTTTTCCTGATTAGTTAATTCATATGGAACCACCTCAACTCGTATAAACTCTCTAATCATAGCACGGATCTTATCAATCTGTTTTGTTGGATCTGCTTTTGTTCCGTGAGACATGACAGATGTTTGATAGATAGTTCTACTTAATTCCATTATTTTTTTATCAAATCCCATCTTAATCTAATTTTTCCCCAACTCTAATTATACCTTCAACTCTTGCAATGTTATTTGAACAATCTTGGTGAGTTTCTTTTACACCATCTTTTATTGTTACAACAACTTCTCTTGTTCTGTGATGATTTTCTTCAATAACTTCTTTAACACCAAATCTAATTGCTTCATCAAGATATTCATTAAATGGTTTTGTCCTATCTTCTTTTCCGCGATAGTAATTACCCCAATCCATATTACCATCTTGTGCCGGTAGTGGTTGTAGTTCTTTAACACCATACTCCATTACACCTTCAACAATACTTTCAGCATTTACCCACTCATCCATTGGTTTGGTATCCTTAACACCATTTTGAATGGTATCTTCAACTGAAAACGTTTGGTATGACATCGAGGTTTTGGTGTCCTTCACCCCATTTTGAATTGCCTCATCAACGGCAGCAAAATTTGTAGGATTAGTTTCTTTCACACCATTTTGAATGGTATCTTCAATAGCGAATGAATCGGCAATTGATTCAGGTACGGTGCGTTTAACTCCATTTTGGATGGTGTCTTCAACATATTGGTTATATCCATCGTAATAAAAACTGGTGTTCTTCACCCCATTTTCAATGGTGTCTTCAACCGCGAAGTGTTTATTTGCAGCAAATTGCCGGGTGTGTTTCACCCCATTTTCAATGGTGTCTTCAACAGATTCTTCTATTTTCAAATTTAGTGTTTTGGTGCGTTTCACCCCATTTTGAATGGTGTCTTCAACACCAGGTGGATTAGGATTTGACACATCTAAAATGTGTTTTACCCTATTCATATTCAAAAATCTTGACTCAAACCATTCGGTAACATATTCATTTTTATCATTAATATCTAAAGAAACAAATTTAAAGGCAGATCTAAAAAAATTATAATTAAACCACAATGTTCGTTCTTTTGTGTACTCAACGATCCATTTTCTATCATCAGTATGAATTAACCATAAAGATCCATTATTATGATAAACATCAGCGTCTTTACTCATTTTATCAATTATTTCAAATAATAACCTCTTTACAATTTTCTCTTTGTTATTCATTATTTTGTTTTTTCAAATAGTATTTTTCAAAGATACTAATATTTTCAATACCAACATCAATTATATTATCTAATACTTCATCAACGGTTAAATTTTTTTCTAAAAAGTATTCAATTTTATCTAATAACTCTTCGGTTAATACAGTATCATCTTTTAACAATTCTTCAGTTAAATCCTCAATAACGTATTCAATATTATATTTAAAAAGTACATTACTAATCTTTTCCTCCAATTTTGTTTCAAGAAAGAACATATCCCAAGCAGGATATTGATCACCTGAAGAAGAATCATTCACACCTTCCAAAGTTAGTTTAACCGCCCATCTAGTTTCCTCAAAATTCATTTTATCCCATAACTGAATTGTTAATTCCTCATTAGATAAAACGTAATTATATTTTATGATTTTATAATCTTTTAGATTTATCATTTATTTTTCATTTTTAAAAACTCTAAAACCCCATTAAAAGCAGCATTAACTGATGTGTGACATTCATATGTTGGTTTTTTTTCATAACAAGCCGGTGCTGCAAAACTATTCCATCTTGTAATTTTTTGATCTCCAATCACATTATATTTCATATCTGACTGACAAAATAATTTACAAGAACCCCCAACAAATTTGTGTTTATATTCCTGCGATCCATTCCTAAATGGGGATCTATATGCCGGATTAATTGCTCCCCCTAATTCCAAAATATTTACATCTGTAGTCCCAGCAAAAGGTAATAAACCAGCATTCATAGTTATGGTAACCAAACTATTATTAACCAAATGCCATAACTGAGACAAATTTAATTTATTTATCAAATTTATCACATTAGGATTGTCAATTTCTATAGAGCTTTTTATATCATCACCATAACTTATATCTTTACCAGTAACAACAACTTTTATCCCTAACTTTAAAATCATTTCAGTTAACTTTTCCCATTTTTCTTTGTCCCACGTTCTACATTCCCAAGTTTTTGACGGACTTATTACAATGTAATCACCTTCAGGTAAGTCAATGTCAATTGGATCCGGATAAAAATTAATTGTTTTTTCTTCTGGCGTTAAAATAAAACCCAAATGAGTTGACCAATAATCGGTGAGATGCATTTTTCTAATTTGTTTTTGAACATCCTCAAAATTATGACCATTACAATCATAAAATTCTTGACCACCAGGTAAAAATTCATTTTGGTTAGTGTCATATATTTTACCAACATATGGGTTGTTCTTAAAGATAATTGGGAAATTAGTTTCAACATCTATCTTATCATTATGACACACACTCAAATATCTTAACACAGGTGTTGAATATAACACATCACCAAAACAACCTTCTATTTTAAATCCGTATCTCATTATTAATTTTTATTTTCAAGTAAATTTAAAAATGTTTTAAATACATTTTCTGGCGTTGGATGGCACTCATAAGTTGGTTTATTTTCAAAACATTTTGCTATTGGAAAACCTCCAGTAACTTTAATATCCCCACTTGAATTATACTTCATGTCAGTATGACAAAATATTTTACATTCACCCCCAACAAAATAATGTTTATAATCTTGTCTACCATGTCTGTATGGTGCCCGATAATAAGGATTAATTGTACTTCCCATTGCAATTATGTTGGCATCTGTTGTACCTGCGAACGGCCATAATCCTGCGTTCATCGTAAATATCACTAAACTATTCTCAATTATATGCCATAACTGTGAGGTATTTAATTTATTGATTAGATCAATAACTTTATCACCACCAACACGCATAACACCTCTGTTAAATTCATGGTCGTAATTTATTTCTTTACCAACAACAACAACTTTTGTACCCGTACTGATGATCATATCTATTAATGTTTCCCATTTCTCTTTATCCCATGTACGACAAGTAGTTGTAACGGAAGGATTTATAACAACATATCTTCCTTCAGGTAACTCCATATCCAATTCATCAGGATAATATAATAAAGTTTTTTCTTCAGGCGCTAAAATAAATCCAAGATTACTTGAATAAAAGTCAATTGAATGCATTTTTCTTTGCCTAAACATATCCCCTTCAAATATTCGTTTCGCTTCATAAACGATTATATCTTCAGGAAAAAATTCACCATTTTTGGTGTTATATACTTTTTCCACATAAGGATTGTTTTTGAATAGATCAGGAAACATTGTCTCAACATGAAACTTTTTATTATGACACCTGCTCATGTAAGCAATTACAGGTGTCATATATATCGTATCTCCAAATGTCTCAGAAACTTTTATTCCAAATTCTCCCATTATTTTCTTTTCTTAAAGATACAAGTTAAAATGTTAGGATATTCTTCACCAGAAACTCTTATTAAATCTTCAACATTTGAATAATCAACCATGTCATACCCCATTTCATTGAAGAAGTTTTCAATTGACTTTTCATTAAAATGCCACAAATGTTCATCAGGTCTTCTGTGTTTCCAATTCATAAACCATTCTTCACTAAAGTTGTGACACCAAGGTAAACTAATGTAGACGTAATTACAATCCAAATCTTTTACGAAATCAATTTCCTCAAAATGTTCCAATACATCAAAGAATGAGATCACCTCGTAATGTTTATCAAATATATTATCAGTGTATGTAACACCTTCAGGTACAGGATATCCTGAAACATCATTACCATATGACTCAATAACACCTTTACAGACCTTTAAGAAATCACCATTACCATATCCAATATCTAGTATGGATTGTGGCCAGTAACCTAAAGTCCCAACTAAATATCCAAGTCGAATACCAGCCATTTGAGGTCCTTTTTCACCGTATTGATTATATCTTTCATCCACATATTTTGTATCATACGTTTGGATCTTATTAACGATAGATTTTTGTTTTATTAAACCATTTTCAAGTATTTCGTAATTTTCCATTAATTTTTTATTTATTATTTTATTGTGGCAACTAATGCGTGTTTAGCAGTATTTGTTTCCTCATCATAATGACAATCACAAATTACCACAAAATCAACATCAATTTTTTTTGGTGGATTATTTTCTTTAATCCATTTCACACTTTCATCAGAAAGTGAGAATATATTATTATAAGGTTTTTCAGTAGGTATCTGTATCACCCAATTACCTTTATAACCTGTTTCTTCATCAGGTTCAAAATATATTAACGTACCTTTCATTTACTGACCATCGTTTTGCTCTTCATAGAGCATATCTCTCAACATTTTATTTTCTTCAACAAGTAGTTCACATTTTTTAGCTTCCTTCAACATTGAGTACGACATGATACTACCTAAAACACAACCAATAACAATTCCAATTGCTATCGCGATCTTATCTATTTTATTTTCCATATTGTTTTATTTTTTATGATTCTAAATATTTTCCTTGTATTGCCTGAACTTTGTAACTAATCACGTCACGTAAATAATGTCCTATAGTATAAAGAATACCACTATCTACTTTATTTCTAATCATTTGTTTTTCAAAATTCCAAACTAAAACTCTTGCTGAACGAGTTTGTTCATATGTCTCACAAGAGTCAATAACTTTCTCAATCCATTTTTGTACGTCTCCGTAGTGTGTACTTCTTTTTTCCATAATACAAATATAATAAAAGTTTTTTAAATAAAAAACCCCACCTGTAAAAAAGATGGGGTTTAATTATAATATTAGTGAATTACTTAATGTTTAATAAAGTTCCTGATCCACCAGCCACTGTTGTAGGAAGTTTCCCATCCCAAGCATTCCACTTAACATATTCAATATACAATGGAGACAATTGGTTTTGTTTAATTTTGATTGCCAATGCCGCCGCTTGTGCGTTGATGATAGTTTCTGCCGAGTCAGCTCGTGCCACAGCCACCTTACGTCTACCTTCAGAGATCGCAGCGATCGCTTGTTGCTCTGATGCTTCCGCTTGTTGGATTGCCTTTGTTTTTGCTATAATAGATTCTTGTAATGCATCAGGTGGGATAATATTAGTTCGTAATTGAGACACATTAAACCACTTAGATAAACGTACATTACATTCGGTTACAATAGCCGCCTCAAATGCTTGTCGGTGATTAAAGATACTATCTACTTCCCATGTATTAGCAACATCATTAACCGCTCCGATAATGGCATTTTTCAACCAACCTTGTTCAATCTCTTTGATATCTTTTCTTAAGTTAACAAACATATCTCCAATCGCATCTTCACGTAATGAATAGTTGAACGTTGGTTTAATAGTCGCAGAGAACCCACCTTTTAGGATCACACCTTGATCTTCGTATTCAATATGTTGTTGGTATGTTGGGAACTCTAAAACTTGTTCTGTCCAACTATTATAAAAAACCCAACCTGTCTTATATTGATAACTTGACACTCCTCGTTGATTACCAATCAAATTAATTTTTAATCCTTTGTGACCCGAATCAATTTTTTCAATTGAATATGGTTGGAATATTGTAACCAAAATTCCAATCACCGCAACGGCAATTCCCATTATAGTTCTACGGTCATCGTCATTTGCACGACCTGATAAAAACATCATTGCCCCAATAGCAATAAACACAATAAATAATACAATACTAATCATTTTTTTCTTCTTTTTTAAATAAACTAACTGCCTTTTTTACTATTAATTTTACTTGAAAAATTGTGTAAGCCAAGGCTACTAAACTTACAACAATTTGGATTTCACTTGCCACCTCTCTACTAAGGATATATTCAAAATATAAATTGATTAGATAGAGATAGATCGTTGTTAGTATTATGACTCCCCATAGTCCTAACTTTTCTGTTTTAAACATTTACTTCATTTATTTTATATGATTTAACTTGTGAATGACAAATCTACACATTAATTTTAGATTTACCAAATAAATCTTCTGTTTTTTTACTTAAAGTTTGAATTACTTTTTCCAATTCATCTTTTCCTTCTATTTTCCCACTTTCTCCGTATTTCTCCAACAAATTAACTTGTCGTAAAAATTCATCTAAATTAACTGATTTCAGAACATTAACAGTTTTTTCAACATCAGTTTTAGCCTTTTCAATTATATACTTTTCATAAGTATAAACTCTTATTTTAGCCATTATTTCAAATAGTTCAAACATAGTCCAATCATTCAAAATAACTTTTTGCTCATTAACTTCAGTATCAATTTGATTATAAATTGTATAATATGTGGTCAAGTGTTCATTTTTACTACGTGAATAAAATGCAACCTTATTATAATTTTTAGCTCTTTCTTTTTTTGAGATCAAATAAAACAAATAACCGTCTTTAGTGTAACTTGTAAACTGATAAGAACTTGATTTACTGGCGGTACACCATTTAGTATCCGCACCATATTTTAGGGATCCCTTTAAAGTTAAAGGACTAATTAAAAGATAATCATCATTTTCAATTAAAACATCAATATGATCTTCACGAATAAATTCATTTTCCTCTTTTAATGCTTTAGCATTTTCAACTATCCTAAATAACTGCATCATAGATTTATATTGACTACTATAAATGTCTTTATTTTGAATATATGGTAACAACTGATCAAACTCATTAATTATTTTAACATACTGAGGTGCCGATACTCCCTCAACTGGACGTTCATTTCTTGTTGACCACATCTTAAACATAAATTCAAGATATTTTTTGGTTGGTGTTTTATCTCCCTCAAAAAATTTATCACCCGTAGATTTATTAACTTTTGGGTATTTTTTTCTTAGTTCATCAATTTTTGCCATTGTTTATTCTTTTTTTAAGTTCTGTACTTGAGAAATTGTGTTTTCTTTCATTGTAGTATAACACAATACTCCTATCTAAACATATTTGTTTTGCGGTGAAATCTTTACCCTTATAGTCCTCACCAATAATTCTAACATCTAATTTTAATGTGTTAAAAAGATCTTCTAAATCTTTTTCAGTTTCGTATGGTATGATCTCATCAACGAATTTACAACCTTTAAGTTGAATGTATCTTTCAACGACCGATTGTATTGGTTTGTTTTTTTCTGGTCTATCAATTGTTGGATCTGTTTGTAACGCAATAATTAAATAATCACATTGAGTTTTAGCTTCCTCCAACATCTTTACGTGTCCCGCATGAAATAAATCAAAACAGGAGCAAGTTATTCCTATCTTCATTTTGAATTATCTTTTAAAATATACGGTGGATAAATTCTTACTTCAGACCCATCACTATTAAAATAATATAATGTGTCACCATCAAAACTAATTGTATCCGTATACCATATTGCATCATGCATTGGGTTCAACCCTGAGGTTGGGATATAAACTTTCCCGTGAATTTCATATTTATATTCTTTTCTCTTACAAGAAAACAATACTATCCCAACTAAAGTAATTAATATTAACTTTTTCATAGATTTTCTTCTTTTATTTTAAGGTGTTTTTCTTTAAATTGATTTAATAATTCAATGATCTCTTCAACAGTATCAAATGCCCATCTTTTTGTCTCAATGACATAAAAATCACCACCACCACCATTATCTGTTTTGATCGTTAAATATTGTTCCTCAGTTGTACAACAATCCGCCTCTTGGGTGTATGTCATTTCCAAAGTTTGACTTAATAAATTTGCTTTGATTGGGTCCATAAAATTATATTATTAGACAAATATAGTAATTATTTTTTAAATAAAACAAATTTTTAATAAAATTCATTCTCTCTAATCCAAATTACCGCAATATACTTGTAACCACTTTTTACGGGTAATCCAGCATGAAGGCTATCGTAATCTAAAGAACCATCATCTTTAATGTTGTCCCACAATACAAGTTTACCTTTTTTAGGATCAACTTTAATATTTAAATTTGGGAAATTTGTTTCTCCACCTTCAAAATCATCATTTAAGTAAACCAAAGCCGTTTTTAATCTTTGTCCACCTCTATTTACCTCATCCTCATAGTATTCTTCACCAGGATGAAAAAAATCATGATGATCTTTATATTCTTCACCAACACTATATTTAACAACATGAATACTTTCCATATTAATTTTTGGTAGTTTGGTCGTCTCAGAAATAAGGTCTCTATATTTTATAACAACATCCCCATGTTCTTCATCTAACCAAGCCCCTTTTGCAACTCTATACCCTTCAATACTCTCACCAAGAACTCCAACTTCATCAAAAATATCTGAGGCTAAACTTATTAAATTATCACATTCTTCGTACGATAAAAAATTATTAATTTCTATGACCATATTTTTTATTTTTATAGTTTTTTATAATCCAACATATTGGCATAACAATAAGTAAAAAACCAATCCCAACCAAATGTAATATACCTTCTATTAACATCATACCGTAGTAAATTTAAGTTCCGCACCATCAATTATAACATCACATATACCACCATTCTCAATTATGGTATTGATTCTGGCTTCAGGTAATTTTACTTTATCAGGTTCACCAACCAACTTATAACTCTTAGTTAGAGTTAATTTTGGATCTTTTATTAAGGATAGTACCGTTTCGTTTTCACAAACAACTCTTGAAGGGTATTGATTGCCCACCGTTACAATTGCAACATCTCCTAATTGGATCTCTTCATCTGAAACCAAGTACGGTTCCTTTTCCATTATAATAATCTTATTCATCATTTTTATCTTTTTTTATATATATGTGATTATGGTTCCAATTACCACACTGATCGCAAGGTTCGTATTCTTTTGAGTTATCCACATCATATTCAAACTCATCACCACTATTAATAACCATCATTGTAATTTCAGTCCAATCACTCATTCCCAAATTGTTTTTTAATGATTTTAATTTATCAATTAATTGATCTTGTAAATCACTAATCATCTCAGGATTTCTATTATCATACTCATGTATAAATAATGACTCATCATCAATTTCAACATCAGGACCAAAACAATTTTCACTTAATCTTATCTTTTTCATAACCCAAACTTGTATGTTCTATTTATATCCTCAATATACTCTTTAAGGTTAGTGATAGATTTTTCAAAATCAACTCTCGGAGTTTCACCAAATCTAACAGAATCTTCCTCATCTTTGATTAGTTGCCGACAACTACTATAGATTTCTTTAACCACGTTATGTAGGATTTCTTCTTTATCGTATTGTCTATTGATCTCCACTTCCATAACGTCTCCTTCTAATTCTCTACAATACTCTATTAACTCCATAACTTCAGGTTCATCCATCAGGTGTCTATTATTTTTGAATATTTGATTTATATTTTTCATTGTAATGATTTTCACATAATGTACTATACCAACCTATATTTGTTCTTAACTCCCCTTTTTCACCGCAGATCTCACAGATTTCATAACTTTGATCTTCAGCAAGTCGGATTCTTTTATGTATTTCATCCGATCCCTCATTAATGTAAAACCGTAATCCACCAAATTTTTCTTTAACCTGACACAATTGTTTATTCCATCCAAGTTTAATGAGATCTTCTATTAGATCTTTAATGATTGGGTACCAACCCAAACCAACACTAAAAAAACCACTATCAGTAATTGGTGGTCTATCCGTAAAAAACCCACTCTCAAGTCCTCCAATGGACTCAAGATACTCATTCATTTCTTCTTCTATATTTTTAGTCATTTTTCAAAAACTTTAATATTTTTTCTTTAACTCCGCTCTGTTTTATTCCCTCATTTGATCTTGGCGTTAAAACAAAATTATCTATCGCCCATACATCTTTCCAATCCTCACCAATTTTACCCATATTTAAATCATCAACAGAAACCCAATGTGTAACCTCAGGATGATCCTGAAGATATTGTCTGATTTCAATAGTTCGTGTTTGTTCTAAATCCCATCTTGGTGACCATATAAATAAATTACCATGAACTTTACAATCTTGTATATTTGGTGTTAACGCAATTGGTTTTTTACTTATCCCATGTAATTCATAATATTCACCAAGTTCTTCAAGAGTTGCGTGTAGCTTCCAATCTGAACTTACCACAATTTCACATCCTGTCTCTTCAACAATCTCATTAAGGATCTTAATTGCCTTTTGATCAAAGTCATCAAATCGTACAGACACCGGACCCTCTTTTAGATTTGAGGAGGATTCAGGATTTTCAGAACGATATTTCGCCCATTTCTTTGTTCGTCCACCCCAATTATTGGAGAGACAAATTACACCATCATGATCTAAAAATAATACTTTCATACTTTATGTTATTGCACCTATTATATTAAACTTCTCCTCAAACCATTCTTCCATCACTTTATAAACTTCTGTTAGTATGACAGGATCTTTATCATCAATTCTAAGTGTTCTTATCATTGGTTCAACCATTAACTTAAAATTCAAAAATATTATTTCGTCTTTTGGTTGATACTCAAAATAAACTTTACCTTCCTTATAATACAGCATTCGTTTAGGACTATACTCTAAATTACTATAGTGTAAGGAAAGAAACTTTTTAATTAATATTTTCTTGTTTGAGTTCATTTATGTAATAATAATAAATAAAAATCATATAGTCAAAAAAACCCCCACATTTCTGTGAGGGTTTCGTATAGTTTGTTTCAAGAATTAAAATTATGTAGACAAGAGTTTTAAATTTTAATCAAATGACTTTTGAGTATTTGAATAATGAGTTTGGGACCATTACGTTATCACTATCAATTATCCGACTATGCAGCCTCCATGTATAGAACACATATCATTTTGACCCTATCCACAAACTATATTAGATTTGAGTGGTTGCGTTGAATACATCCAAACGATCTTGGATTTCTTCAATACGAGTTTCCAACTCTTTAATTGTTTCATTTCGTCTAACCAAAGAGATTTCTGAGGTTTTAACACTCTCACTTTCTAATCGGTAACGATCACGATTTGATTTACCTTCGGTACAATCCATTTTTTTAAGTGATTGAGCAATGGATTTCAACTCTGACATCAAAAAGATGTCTTCCAATACCGGTGTGTTGGCAATATGGATTTTTGATTTCAAATTAGCCAACTCTTTTGTGTCTTCAGAGATTTTAGCCAATAGTATAATTGAACTATATGGTCTTTCATTTCCAACCTCTATTGAGTTGTATTCTTGCATCAACTTTGTGTTCTCACCAATCTGTTTGATCAGTTTATTTTTTTGTTTCAGAGCTTGCTTAATTGTCATAATAAATATTTTTTGTATGAAAGTATAAGTTATAAATACCGTTAAGTCAAGCGGGACCCCAATTTATTTTTGAGGCCCCGATAACTTTTTTAAAGTACTTCTTCAAATTCAACGTCAGACGGAGCATCATTACCTTCTTCAGTTGTAGTTTGTTCGTACAATGATTGACTAATATGGTGGAACTGACTATTAAGATTTTCAATATCTTGATTAATCTTCTCAATGTCTTTTTTTGCGTAAGATTCTTTTAACGTTCCAAGTAATCCATCAAGTTCACTCTTTTGTTCTTCAGTTAATTTATCTTCCAAATCTTTGATTGACTTCTCAGTTTGGAAGATTGTACCATCAGCCGTGTTTAGAACTTCAGCATCTTCTCTGAGTTTTTTATCCTGTTCGGCATTTAACTCAGCTTCTTGTTTCATTTTCTCAATCTCTTCTTTTGATAAACCTGAGGACGCTTCGATACGAATTGTTTGTTGTTTGTTTGTACCTTTATCCATTGCAGAAACATTGATAATACCATTCGCATCAATATCAAACGTAACCTCAATTTGTGGAACACCTCTCATCGCTGGTGGAACACCATCTAAATTGAACTTACCAATGGTTTTATTATCTTTTGCCATTGCTCGTTCTCCCTGAAGTACGTGGATCTCAACTGTTGGTTGATTATCTACTGCCGTTGAGAACACCTGAGATTTTTTAGTTGGGATCGTGGTGTTAGCATCAATCAATTTAGTCATAACTCCACCCATAGTTTCAATACCTAAAGATAATGGAGTCACATCTAATAATAAGACATCTTTAACATCACCAGCAAGTACACCACCTTGGATCGCCGCACCTAAAGCAACTACCTCATCAGGATTAACACCTTTAGATGGTTCCTTACCAAAGAATTGTTTAACCGCTTCTTGAATTGCCGGAATTCTTGTTGTACCTCCAACCAAGATAATTTCATCAACATCAGACACATCCATCTTAGCATTTTTCAACGCTGTCTTACAAGGTTCAATAGTTCGTTTGATTAATGAATCTGCCAGTTGTTCAAATTTAGATTTTGATAAAGTTCTAACCAAGTGTTTTGGCATCCCATCTACCGGCATCAAATACGGTAAATTAATTTCCGTTGATGAGGTTGAAGATAATTCAACTTTTGCCTTTTCTGCCGCTTCTCGTAAACGTTGTAACGCCATCGGATCCTTGGTCACATCAATTCCATTCTCATCTTTGAATTCATTTGCTAACCATTCAATAATAACCTGATCAAAGTCATCACCACCTAAGTGAGTATCACCATCAGTAGACAATACTTCAAATACACCATCACCTAATTCAAGAATAGAAACATCGTGTGTACCACCACCACAGTCAAACACAACCACTACCATATCTTTAGACATTTTATCTAAACCATATGCTAATGCCGCCGCTGTTGGCTCATTAATGATACGTTTTACTTCCAAACCCGCAATCTCACCCGCTTCTTTGGTTGCCTGTCGTTGAGCATCATTAAAATACGCTGGTACCGTAATAACCGCCTCAGTAACCGTCTCACCCAAATAATCCTCAGCAGTTTGTTTCATTTTTTGTAAAACCATTGCGGAAAGTTCCTGCGGAGAATACTGTCGTTTATCAATATCCACTCTTGGTGATCCACCATCTCCTTTTACAACTTTATAAGGAACTTTCTTTACCTCATTTTTAGATTCAGTAAAACTTGTTCCCATAAATCGTTTAATTGAATGTACGGTTTTTTCAGGATTGGTTACCGCTTGTCGTTTAGCCGGATCCCCAATCTTTCTTTCACCATCTTTAATGAATCCGATTACAGATGGCGTTGTTCGTTTACCTTCGTTATTTGTAATAACTACCGGTTCATTCCCTTCCATAACGGCCACACAAGAGTTTGTTGTACCTAAGTCAATTCCAATTATTTTTCCCATTTTTAATTTTTAGTTTTTATTTTTTATTTATTATTACTTTTCAGTCGTACCAAGTTTCCCAAAAAATGTTCCATTCGTAAAATACTGACATTTTGTCAGTTTACCAACTATCAACGTCTGTCAAATCTAATTCTGTGTCAGCTAATTCGCTGTATACTACGACATTTTGTCCTATACCACTACTTGAGAATGTATATTCGTAGTTTCCATAACTCCCATAGATTGCCTTTATGTGGCTCTGCCACTCCTCCAACTTTTTAACTTGATTTTCATCAAGAGTAAAAGTTTTAGTTTTACCTTTTTTAGGTGGAGGTGGTGGCATTTCACGATCTGTTATTTCACCATTTATTCTCAAATACATTTTGTTAATACGTTCTTGAGGTTCATCCATGACTTACTATTTTTGAATAAACATATTTGTGTTAGCAATTGGGGCTCTAAATGTTGGGATTTTTTTTCCTTCAAAATCCTCAACATAAACTTCATAGTGTTGTTCCATTACTTTTACCGTTGGGACGTTATCTTGACTATAAATCGTATCCCCTTGAGAGTTAACTACTTTAACTTCTCTTTTTGTTGTGTTAAATGTTAGTGTTTGCATATTATTTTATTTATTTTTATCCTTGTTTATCTTCGTAATCTAATCATGGTAATGTGTCACCCTCTTCATTTTCAAGATGAGCGAAAGCTCCCGCACGATCAAGAACCATAATGGAATCAATTTCTTTTTGAATCTCTCTCATTAACATTCTATCAGGTACAGCCATATTGTATTCAATTTCTATCGGTCCTTGCTCTTCTACCATTGGGTCTTCCATTATTCTCATTTCTTGATCCGTAATTGGGATTCGTCTGTTCAATCTTGGCATCAATCTTGGTAATTCTTCATTCACTGGCATTTCTTCAGTTGGCATATCCATCACCTCATCTACCGAATATTTATTCACTCTTAACCCATACTTACTTTTTTCCTCTTCACTAAATAACTCTGAATTAACACCATATTTTTCTGAATCCATTAAATCCATTAAGATAGTTAATTTTTCATATGGTAAACCCATATGGAAAGAATCAATAACCTGATCAATCTCATTAAAGATTTGAACTCTATTATCATTATATCTTTCCGAATGACACCCAAATTTTCTACCGGTTTCTTTATTAATAAGATAGATTAAAATACCATTTTTAGAGTATCTATAAAAATATTCAGGTTCATTTTTCATTGCTGTACACCATTTTGTTCCAGCACCATATTTCAAAGATGCCTCAAAAGATAATGGTTTAAGCATCATAATTTCATCATCTTCATAGACAACAGAGATTTCTTTTCTAGATTTCTTCAATAAATCTTTTGTTCTAGCAACCGACAATTGATTTGTAATCTCTTCAAAATTTTCGTATTTAGATATGTCATTTTGATCCACTAAACCTTTATCCAAAACCTCATTAAATTCTCTTAAGATTTCAATATTTTCCGCTCTAAATTGATCTATAACCCAAGTTAATATTAATTTTTCAAAACCACTTGCATCACTCATCTTACTATTAACATATTCATATCTTAATCCATAAATACCTTCCTCTTGAGTGATTTCTTTTTCAAAATCAACCATTCTTTTTTTAAAAACTTTTACCATAAATGGTGTTAGTTTATTTGTTTTGCTTGGATCAAGTTTAGATATTAAACGAACCAAATTTATATCCATATTAGGATTTTCCTGAATTAAATGTTTTATTCCCATACTATAAAGGTAATTTATTTGTTATTTTTTTTATTATTTCTTCATCTTCTTGTGTTAACTGATAATAAGAATTCCATATTCTAAGGAGATTATCTCTTAATTCTTTTTCCCCTGGAGATTCTCGGTCACCTCTAACCACTTTACGTATTTCAGGATTTGGATGTGATTCCAAAATTCCATCTTCGTGTAACCATTCGGCCATATCTCTTTTATCATTGCGGCTCATTTCATTATAAACCTCATCTAAATCCACATCAATTCTAACCCAACTCATTTGTTATTTTTTTAAATATAAATAAAAAAAGTGATCCCATCAAGTTAATGGGAGTCACCTACGTTATTTTTTTCACCGTAAATTAAATAATCAGGGTTGATTACTTTTCCAATCTTATGACGATTACCAGATAAACATTTTACAACAATACCTTCGTGAGGAACTTTAGTTCCTTGAATGTTGTTATTAAACACATATTTATCTTGTTCTTCTTTTGACCAAAGACCTGAATATAAAGTTTCAACTTCTTCTAAACCTAAACATTTAAAATGAGTTGATTGGTAAATGTTATCAACATAAGATCCATCAACCTCAACGTCAAATCCCGCAAAACGGATTTCAGTTAAACCATAGTCGTAATTCTTTTGTATTCCGTGTCCATAGATTTCACCATAGATGATAAATCCTGAACCAACATCATTAGGATCAAAAGTATCTTTAACGTGATCCCAAAGTTTTTTACGGATATCATATTTTTCCGCAACTGTTTTCCACACATCAGTTGCATAAAAACCTTGAGAGTCAGATCCCTTCTCAACGTTGTGGGATCCATAAACGTATTCGTAACCAACCCATTGATTACCAAACCACCCTTTAATCTTATCAAGGATTGAAAGTTTTTTCTTTCTCACAATACCGTAACGAGCATTGGTTCCGTGTAACTTACGAGTGATACATACTTCATCCTCCTCATTGAACATATCAGGTACGTTCTTCATATTTGGGAATTTGTAGTAAATGTGGAAGTTCGGGTTTTGGTGGTATTTGAATTTTCTTCCACCAACACTCATCTCAACCATCTTAACTGGTGGTTCATATTTAGTGATACCTAACAGTTCCATCATGTCGTGACCTTCATTTACATTGTTCTCCAAAGACCTTGGTGCCAAGTATTTGAATGGTATTAACAAACACTCAGAGTAAACTTTACGAAGTTTAACGGTGCGAACTCTTTGACCTTTTCTTAGGTAATTAGTTACGCCCATTAAATCAGATAATTCAACAGGGATTACCGCATCGGTAGTTGCAACAACAACCTTATCACCAACACTATATTCACCTTTCTTAGTAATGGCTTGCCAACCACCAACCAATGCAAGTTCAATGTTATCCGCTCCATCTATTGGTAATATCTCTCCGATCACACCAACATAACATACACTATTTAAATTTTCCATTTTTTATACGTTTTCAAATTCTTTTTTTACTAAATCAATTTCTTCATTCACTCTATCAAGTTCTTTAGAGATCATTTCTTTAATAATCTCTTTGTTATAGAAACTGACCTCACCTTTTCTGTTGAATCCTCCAGAGTGTGTAAATCCAATCGTGACACTCAAACCACAAGATTTAAGCGCAGATTCCAATTTATACTTCTGTCTTTCCAACCTATCAAGGTTTTCTTTTACTTTTTTTGCTTGTTCAAATTTTTCTAATTCCATAACTTTATTTTTATACTGTATGTTCTATTTGTACTCTCACACAATTTTGTGGTAAACGATTGAGGTGTCGGTAATTGTTAATGTAACCCATCATATTTGCACTACCAACAGCGTTTGCGGAATGAACTACAACTTCAACAACAGGTTTACCATCTAACCATTGATTCACTAACCATTTAGTACAATCCATACCGGTTTTTTCGGTAATGTTATCGTAGTTAATTGAATAGTTTTTAGTAACACCATATAACCATTCTGACATAGCACTGTCACCCAAGTCGTGATCTAATGAGATTAACTCAATGTTCTCCAAACCAATTGAGTTTATCTTTTGTACGAACTCGTCGTAAGAACGAACCACAGTCCACTCAGGAATACCATCCACCAATGCATTGTTAGGACTAACCGGTGTTCTTACATCATCCAAATAAATTCTATATTTTTGTTTTTCCATTTTTATTTTTTTTAATTTTCATACATTCCACTTTCTTCATCATCTTTCATAAGTTTTACCAATAGAGCTTGTCTACTGTATTTTCTTATCAATTTGAATGTCTCCCCAATATCGGTAAAATCGCTTGGCGGTGTGTCAGTTCTTACAGGAAGAAAGATTATAGTAAACCCGTGATTACCCGCGAACTTCTCTTTTACTTTAATACCACAGATTTCATCAATATAAACCCAAGGATAGTTACCCACAAGTTTAACTTCAATACCAATCTTTTTTAATCTTTCTACGAATACCGTGATTTTATCTCCGGTTATTTCTGAGTTACTTTTTGTTTCCATATCTATATAGGTTCCAAATTTTGTTTCTTTTTTTTTCATTTTAATATTTCAAAAAATATAATAGTTATTAATGAACCAATCAAATAACCAAAACCTGACCATAAAGCAAGTTTTAATCTTTCTTTCCAAGTTTTTGATTCAACCATAAAACCAACAAATGGTAATGATAGAAATGGCCCAATAAATGCAAAAAACATCATACCAAGATAATCCTTATCTGAGACCACACTAATGTAAAAAGTACTCCCAATTTCAAGAACCGAAGCACTTAAAAACACAATGATATATTTCTTCTTAACTGTCCTTTCTACTACCATAACATTCAAGTTTCTTATCCGTTACATTCCACAAATCTTTTTTTCCTTCCGTCATATGACAATTATGTTTTTTACCGGTTCTTTCGGCAAAACTAACAATCATATCATTGTGATGATTTTTGATAAAATGAGGACATTCCTTACATGGTTTTTTCATATAAGAACAAAGATAATAAAAAAATTTTGATTAATTTACTTTAAGTAAGAAATTTTTTTGTGTATTGGTCTTTTTCCATACTTTTTTTCCATTAACTTCTGATGAAGTTCCCAATTAATGATAGATTCATTAACCGGTTCATCATCTTTTGCCATAGCATAAAGTTTACCAATTTTTTTCAACATTTTTGTTGTAATGTAATTAAATTTTTCGCACTCGTCTTGGAAGAATCTTAAGGGGTCTTTTTCATATTTAACAATACTATTTATAATTTTTCTCCTTACTTTATCCACGTTTTTTTCTTCATCATCTTCCATAAATGAAGGTACATTACCCACCATTTGTCTAAAAAAACTTTTTAACATATCGTTCTCAGTACTAACCATTTCATCAAATATTTCAATTTTTATATTTGCAAGATTTATAAATACAAGTTCTAGTACTCTTTCAACTTTTTCTTGATCCGTCATTTCATCCGTATCTTCTCCAATATGGTTAAGTAATGCATCCACTCTGTCCATCCTTTCATACAAACCTTCAATAAGTTTTTCGTATGTAAAATTTTTAATTTCAATTAATTCTTTATAAACTCTATTGTTTTGTAAAAATTCCCTGAATTGAGATTTTGTTATATTTTCACTTTTAAGTCCAGATGCAATTTCAGTTGGTCTTACTAAATTTTCAGCAATAGAAGTATAGTACATATACCTAAAAAATTGTTTATCTATCACAGGTATTCCAAATGTAGAGATTTTTTGTGTTGCACTATATTTTACATCTCTACCGATTAAATCAGTTTGTTTCGCTTGTTTATCGTACTTATGTTTTAGTTCATGCGCTAGTGAAGATAAATGTTCACTCTTGTTTTTTATTAAAGTTTCATATAACTGGTTAGGTTCCCAATATGGTGAAACCGCAAATGTTATTACTAAAGCGGCATTCGTTGATGGTTTAACTTTTTTCATCATAATTTTTCTATCAAACCTAAATGTTTGACCCATACCCATTGATAGAACATCCGGTTCACCATTGTATTCATCAAATTCTTTTACCTCAACCGATAACTCATAATGATCAATAATTATTTTTTTATTATACCCTAACTCAATATCTAAATCCCCCTCAAAATTATATTCTTCTTGTTTGGTATTAATGGTTTGAATATCTTTAGATACTATCTCAAATAGTTTTTCTGCGGCATCAAGAATATTGTCAGGAACACCTAACGCCTCATTAATAATTCTACATTGACTTTCAGTTATAATAATTTTCATACTAATAAATATATTGAGGATATTAAATTATCCAATAACCCCAATTAAATCATCTAAATGGTGATCACCTTCCATTTCAGGAACGATATCTCGTTTATCCATCATATGTACAATTTCAGTTATACTATATGGTGATAGATTGTTACCATCAACACCAACATCTAATCGTTTACCTTTACCCCACTTTTTACTTGCAGGTAAGTGAACGTGTCCGTGAAGGTGTATAACACCTTTATTAAGACCATTCCAACTTTCAAATGGATAATGTGTCATAACAAAATCGGCACCGTCAATATTAACTTGGAGGTAATCGCTCACAGATAAAAACATATCTTTGATGTTATCTCTATTGTTTCTTATGTGTTGATCATGATTACCCATAACTAAATGAATATTCTTACACACCAAACGATCCAAGAAAATTCTAATACTTTCAAAACCACCGAACGCAACATCACCCAATATAATTAATGTGTCGTTCTGTCCAACTTTTGAGTTTATGTTATCCACTAAAACATTATTCATTAGATCTATTGTGTGAAAATCTCTTGTACTATTAATAGGAATCTCACCATCTTGGGTTCTCCAATTCGTTACCCCTCTACAAATGTTTTTATGGTTGTAATGTGGATCCGATGTGACCCACACTCTACCTGTTGTTAATATTTTATCAAATTTCATATTCTTTTTATTTAAGGTAAATCAATTGATTCATCTGACGTATACATATATTCTCTTAAATACTTTTCAAAATCATCTCCATATGTACCATATGTACTGTAAGTTTTATATGCGTCAGTGCGGAAATCAGTATTTATGTCACCCATATAACCTCCGGTCAAATTTGTTGTGCCCGTACTATTGCTGATTAATAAATTTCTCACTCTATCAAGGATGTTATCCGAACCCAAATTATGTGGAATAATCTTATTATTATCTGGTAGTAAATCCCATATTGATTCTTCTTTTTGTAATTCAGGTATTACCACCGACCATATTTCCTGAGGTATATTTAATAGTAATGGACTTGTCTCACTATCATCAGACAACCACGCTTTTAAATCTTTATTATCCGTTTTATCTCTAGAGATAGCGTATTTAACATCCGTACTTCTATTGATCACATAAATAATTTTATAATTCTCAACATAGTTATTCCAATATTTTAATTCAGTTATACACCATTTAGTATTTGCCCCATATAACTTCGCCGCTTCATAACTTAATGGTATCATAACCAACCATTCTCCGTGTTCAAGTAATTTTTTGGTTTGTTTTTCTAACTCTTTCAATCTAAGAATTTCTTTAGCCTTATTAACCTCACTTTGTAAAGTTATAAAGGTGGTATGTTGACTAATATCGTTTTTTTCAATTCTTTTTGCCTTACAATGTTTTTCAAACTCATTTAAGGTCTCTACATTCTCATCACCAAAAAGATCAACCCCAATTCCATATCGTATGTCCATATTATCATACCAATTTTTCAAAATTTTAATTAGAAACTCCGAATACTTGTAAGTATCGGTAGGATCTATCATACCAATAAGATCAATAATTGTAATGTTTAATTCAGGATGTTGTTCTTTTAATTTATCTAATCTACTCATAACTACAAATTTATTTCAAACCGATTTCTCATTGAGGTTAATGTTTCTTCAGGTACATTATGTTCGTTAATACCACCGTGCCTGTTTTCCACAATTATGGAAAAAATTTTATATTCAAAATATTCCGCCATTTCAAAATATGGTTTCATTTCCCATTCTTGAGTGAATGTGTTTGAAACAACAATTACGTTGTTTAATAACGCAGTATGATTTAATAGCATTGCACTATAAACACTATCCTGGCACCATTTATGAGCCTCTTTAAGTTTAAACATATCAAATTTATACTCACCGTCTTTCATAAAAAACATATCAGTTTCAAAGTGAGTACCACCTAAAGATTTGGCAAATGTGGATTTACCGGATCCTGGAATTCCACGAACAATATATAATATTTTTTCCATAATCAAAATATAGAAAATTTTTTTTTAATAAACAACTATTTATATGTATGAAAATTATCTTGACTGAGTTACAATATCAACACCTATTAAATGAAGGTTTTAATTTTGATCTTGAATATAAAAGATTATACCCAAAACTATTTAAACAAATTTGTTTAAGATATGCAAATGGTGATATAGAAAAGGCAAATGATTTTTGTCAATTAGGGTTTATTAAAGTTCACCAAAAAATGTCTATGTACGATGGTTCAGGTAGCCTTGAAGGTTGGATTCAACGTATTATAAAAAATACAATTATTGATGAATTAAGAAAAGAAAAAAGATCTCCAAAAAGAAAAGATGTTGATTTTGGTTATGAAGATTTAGGTCTTGAGGATATACCAAATGAAGAACCCATTTTTTCTATGTCAGATATTAAAGATGCGATGGAAAGTTTATCACCATCATATAAAAGAATTTTTAATATGTATTATTTTGAAAATATGTCTCACCAAGAAATTGCCGATGAATTAGGAATTAGTGATGGGACCTCAAAATCAAATTTATTTAAAGCAAAAGCAAATGTTAAATCTTATTTAGAAAAACTAAATAAAAAAAGGGAAGGTTAACCCCTCCCTTTAAAGGTCGACAACGAATTGTCCGACTCCACCACCTTGTTTTACTAAACAAGGAAAATTAACTAAAGTTTGTTGAATCTGATATTCTTAATCCATCCACATAACGTTCAGGTTTACTCCAGGAAGTTCTACGTTCAGGATATTCCAAATAGTATGACTCAATATCATAACCATCTTCCTTACCCCAAGAAAGAGCCATATCAATGAATTTTTCCTGACTCATTTCATTTCCGTATTCATCTATAATACGTCCTGATCTAATGAATTTAAATAGTGATTCTTTATCCTTAAAATACTTATCATCATTAAAATTCCAAAGGAACTTCCACCCCATACTACGTTTACCTAAATGAACTTTTACATTATCACTAAACTCATCCCAAGGTGACCAATTGTCAAATTTAGTAGGATCCCCAATCGTAAAATCTTTACTAACCGATTCCACAGTTAATTCCATTTGTCTAATTCTAGACATAAGACGATTTCGTCTTGTTTCCAATTCATTTACAGTTGGTATTCTGTAATAATTTGTTCCCATATCTATATTCTTTCAATCCAAAGGTAGTAGTTTGGAGGATTAACCACACCTATTGAAATATCTGTAAATCTACCCCCAATTATATATCCCATTTCTAAATTAACCTTATTCAGATTACCAGTCAAATACCCAAATATTGTGTAATTCAATGTTAAAGAATAAACAGTTCCAACTGAATTAAACCCATAGTTATATGGTCCCATTGAATTATACTTATACACACTCTTTGTGATAAATTTAATTGTATCAGGTGGGGTCATATCCAATGGTAATCCCATTTCACCAATACGGTATTGTTTGATCACCCAAGTTTGTCCAACCAATGAATACTCTGTAGTATCCTGTGGGTTTGGGTTAGTAGGAACCGGTGGTTGATACACTCCCGGTTCAATTACTTGTTTCTCACAAGAAAACAAACCCAAGGATAATACTAATAAAAAAAATATTCTCTTCATAATCTATTGTGTTACTAATGATTCAATCTTACTCTTAACTTGTTCTGACATTAAGATCTCACTCTCATTACTAATAATTACAGAGTTAACCAAAATTTTATATGGAATGTGAACTAAAAATGTATCACCATTGTAAAAACTTAAATTGTGTTTTAACTCAATTGATCCATGAATCATTTTTAGAAACAATTTGAATTGAATCTGATCCATAAACTTCTCATCAATTAACACACCCATGTTCTCGTTGATGACTTTTAATGTGTATCCTGTAATTGTTGGTTTTGACATATTCTATAATTTTAAACAAAGATAGTAAACTATTTTACAATAACAAATTTTTATTATAAAAAATTATCTTCATGTGTAAATCCTGATGAATCAATTTGTGGCCCATTATCAATTAAAACTTCAACTTTTATTTCACCATCAACAAATTTTGACACGGAACAAAACTCAATTTCAACATCCCCTTCAAGTTGTAACTTAAACTCATTATATTGTTCTTCATTTTCAAATGAACCTATCTGTGTTGCCGGTGAGTTGTAGGTCTTTATCCTATATGATCCATATGGATTTTTAAGTTCCGAAAATTCCATAATAAGATTTTCAAATTTATAATTATCAGTACCATCTTCGGTTACAAGTTTACCGTTCTCATCTCTTTTATAAAATGCCAATCTACGATAACCACAATTATTACAACCTATATATTCTTCTCCTGTTTTATAATAGAAGTCGCTAAACGCTTCTTGTTTACAGTTTGGACATTCGATATTATCAATTACACTTCCCATATTATTTTGTTATTATATATTTTTTACCTTGTTTTTCTAACTTACCAACATAGTCGTTTTTATAATCAATTCCTGACCAAAAACCACTACCATCACTCCAAAGACCACGTTTATTATTTTTATAAACTTCTTCACCGAATGTAATATATTCCGGTTGATCGTGTTCAAGTAAAGATGCTGATCTTGTCATTTCACGTTTTTCTTGTGGTGTGTAATTTCCAGACCAATCTTGTCTACACAAGAAAGTTGCTTCTCCAACTATAACCTCTTGTCCATCAAGAGTTGCCTTCTTATCTAATTTCTTCTTGTAAGTATAAATGTAAGTTCCCATTGTTTTAAAATTTAAATCCCCCCAATTAAGGGGGGAAGATTAATTAATTTTGACTAAACGCTTTATCAGCCCAAGTTTTTGCTCCCATTCGGGTCCAAATATTCATGTCACACATATCAGGGAATGATTCTCTCATAGTCCCAACAGTTAATGTTTCCAAGAATGCTTTATCTATTGAAAACCACTTACCACCTTTAGTAGTATAAACATTCATCCAATGACCAAACTCATTTTTCATTTGGATGTTAACTAATACATTTTTCTTATACCCACGAATAACACTAGAAGGTGTTCCTTTAGTATCGTGGATACTAATAAACCCTGCTCTACATTTTCCCGCGATACGGAATTCATATTCTTGATTCTCATCTTTAAGATGATTAGTAACTAGTACCTTATGTACCTTGTTTTTAACGATTGTACTAAAAGATCCGTAGAATACGTCACCAGCCATTGTTCCTTCATTAACTGTGATAATTGTGTTGGTTTTTGTAGTTGTCATAATTGTTTATGTTTTTAATTACACTACAAAGGTAATACTATTTTTTAAACTGCCAAACAAAAACAAAAAATCCCACAACTTTTTTTTTAAAAAAATTATGGGATTATGTTTTGATTAACCATTAAATAACTGAGAAGGGGGATTTTGGTTGTTTTTGTATGATATAAATATACCATTATTTACCAAAATTCAATTTTATTTTAAATTATTTACAATAATATTATAAAATTCATCATTTTTTTTATCCAATGGTAAATTATTAATACCAAAGTAACCACATTCAGTATGTTCTCCACCATCAACTGCGTTTTCTAAATCGGGATAAATCTCTTCATCCACCTCTAAAGAGTACACATACATAAATCCTTTTAAATAAGTCCCGTCTTTATTATAACGATCAATAAATCCAACTAAATCTAAATTACCATCAACTTTGATATTTGTTTCTTCATAAAACTCTCTACGAGCAGCATCTTCAGGACTTTCCCCATCTTCTATCCCACCACCAGGTATTGACCAAACGCCAGGTAAAGTATTATCATTACTTCTCTTACACAACAATACCTTATCATTACATTTAACTAATATACCGGAAAATCTTTTATTTTTCTTCATACCTCCTATATTTATAAATATGGAAATAATAATAAACAATAATCTTTTTAATGTCAAATCAGCAATAACTGATAAAGACATTCAAGAAGGGATGAAAGGTAAAAAATTTAATGACACATTTAATGGAATGTTATTTGTAATGAATGAAGGTTATCATTCATTTTGGATGAAAGATTGTTTGATTTCTTTAGACATCATTTACATATCAGACGGTAAAATTCAAAAAATTTACAGTGACTGTCCTCCATGTAGGGAACAAGACAATACGAAATGTTCCCACTATGAAGGTGTTGGTGATATGATCTTAGAGATCAATGGTGGTGATTGTATCAAATACGATATCACCGAGGGAGATTCAATTTTGATCAAAGAGTGATTTCTGATTCGCAAATAAACTAACTCTTTCTAAAGCAATTTCCATATAATTAGGTGATAATTCAATTCCTAACCATCTACGATTTAATATTTCTGCCGCCACTAAAGTTGTTCCAGATCCCGCAAACGGATCTAATACTACATCGTTTTTGTAGGACAATATTTTGATTGCTTTCGTTGGGATGTCCATTGAGAAGGTCGCCTTGGTGAGTGATTTTGTATCTGCAAAATAATTCCACTGACCAAAAACAAGCTCCATAAACTCTTTCTTATCTTCCTCTTCATAAACTACTTTTTTCTTTAATGTTCCATCTTCCTGTTCAATATCAGTTGGAACTCCGGTCCATTGTGGTTGACCTTTAACTTTTTTGATGTGTTGTTTCTTATACGCTAAGATAACACATTCTTTTGGGTTATAGATATATGGTGAACTAGGACTCATCCAAGATCCCCAAGCCGTTGTCTTGCTTCTATGTGGTGATTGTTCTTCAAGGTCAACGATTCCAAAGAACCCATAACCAATCTCTTTCATAATTTGCCACATCTCAGATACAAAAAAGATACGACCTCCTTTTTTTTGACGATTAATCTCATATGGAATATTCAAAGCGATTCTTCCATCATCTTTTAATAATCTATACGCTTCTGTTAACCAATTTTTTGCAAACTCAACATATTCATCAAATTCAACATCATCTTCGTGAACATCATACGCAATGCCAACCCCATAAGGTGGAGACGTTACAATCAGATCTACCGTTCCTTCAGGTAGTGTTTTCATTACCTCAACACAATCCCCATTTATTATTTTTCCTGTTTCTATCATTTCTTTTTTTTGTTTTTTATAATAATAATAAATAAATAATTAAAAGTCCAGTGGTAACAACAAAAATACTTATAATACCCATTCCAAATACTTTATAGTTACGTTTTACCTGTTCCTCCGATCTTCCTTGCCATTCATTCCTATCCCATTTCATTTCCGTAAATTTTTTTTAGATAGTTTATTAAATTTAAAAATTCAGGTATTTGTCCATGTTTATTTTTATAGTAGTTATCCATTTTATTGGTATTTAAACCATATTTCTTATCATGACCTAATCTATCCTCAACGTGTTTTATTTTAACATCTTTATTTAAAATAATACCTATTTCTTTAATAATATCTAAATTAGTTAATCTAAAACGTGTTCCAATGTTAAAAATTTGATTTATAACCTCATCATCAAACATTAGGTCACATATTACTTTTACATTATCATACACATACATCCATTCCCTTACCTGTTTTCCATCACCATAAACAGGTATTGAGTTACCCTCATTAATTGATCTTGTAATTGTTGGGAGGAATTTCTCTTCAAATTGATGTTCCCCAAAATTATTACAAGTTCTTGTGATTAAGTATGGTAACCCATATGTCCTATTTGCGGAAATAACTAACATATCAGAAGCTGCCTTAGTTGATGAGTAATAGGAACTTGGTTTAATCTTATTCTCCTCTGTTGCAGTATGGTTTATTGCAAAATGATCATCCATGTCCCCATAAACTTCATCAGTTGAGATGTGAATAAATTTCTTAAGATTTTTATTCTTTCTTGAAATCTCCAACAAATTGAATGTTCCTTCCACATTAGTTCTAACAAATGGTAACCCATTTTTAATTGAATTATCTACATGAGATTCCGCAGCAAAATGAACAATATAATCAAATTCACCAAGTTGATCTGCCGTCACCTCACAAATATCTTTTTGTAGAAACGAAACATTATGTTTGATATTTTCTCTTTTACCAGCATAAGTCAGTTTATCAATACAAAGAACATCACATTCAAAGTTATCTAATAAGTGATTTATAAATGCGGAACCTATAAAACCCGCCCCTCCCGTTACTACTATTTTCATAATGTTCCTGAAATTAATTGTGCAATTTTGTATCCCGTATAAGCACCGATTGCTGCCGATCCAGGAAGTACAATAAACTTACCTAACATGGTTTCGTATTTTTTTCTATTCACAATATATGATATTAAAATGTAGTATAAAATATAGTTAATTAAAACCATGAAATCCATTTCTTTAGAAACAAAAACCACTACGGAGTTCCCTAATAATCCCCAAGTAAAATTAATTAAAGTTTCTCTTATAAGTTCCCCCGGACTTGTTATCGCATCTAAAACAACAATCTCTTTTTCTAATACTTTTTTAGTTTTTTTATCCATTTTGATTTTCTAACATTTTAATATGGTGTTGTAAGTACCATAATGCCTTTTTTAAATCTTGTAATTCTTTATCCGAATCTTTCTTTCCGGCTCTTGAAATGTATTTTACTGTATTACCTAAACTAAATCCTAATCCCCAAGCATCTATTACCTTGATGGCTTCGTAAGGATTGTTTACTCCACCATAATGTAGTGGATGGTTAACTTGTTCTACTTTTAGTGGAGGACACTGACAAGGTCCTGTACCCCCACATAAACACACTTTTAAATTATCCATTATTATTCCTCCTCTCTATATTCTTTTAATAATTCTTCATTTGATATGGCATTGTACTTACCACTTAAACCATCCATATCAACAAATCTAGTCATTATATCTTTCATTTCATAGATTTGTTTAGTGGTGTCTAATGATTTAACAATCTCACGAATAATTTTGTATGGATCCGCGTTTGATCCAGGTCTACGATCTTCAACATAACCTTTCCATTCTTTTGCGGTATCTTGTGGAACTCTAATTGACGCTCCTCGATCAGACACACCCCAACTGAACTTATCAATTGATTGAGTTTCATACTCACCAGTTAAACGAAGGTTGTTGTTGGACCCATACGCTTTAATATGATCTTGGTGTCTTGATTCAAATGCATTAAACAAAGCCATAAAATATTTCTCATTCCCCTCGTTTCTCATCATATCTGTTGAAAAATTTGTGTGGAGTCCTGATCCATTCCATTCTCCGTGAGTTAATGGTTTTGGATGTAGTTCAATATGATATCCGTATTTTTCCCCCATCTTAAATAAGAAGTAACGAGTCATCCAGAGATCATCTCCTCCTTTATGTTTTCCTTTTGAAAATACTTGATATTCCCACTGGCCTAAAGCAACTTCAGCATTTATACCGGTAATATCAATTCCGTAGTTTAAACACATTTCTAAATGTTCTTCAACAAAATCACGACCAACAACATTATGACCCACACCACAATAATATTCACCCTGACCTTTAAGAATGTTTCTTTTATGTCCTAAAATGTTTCCGTTAATTTCTTCACGAATAAAGTATTCTTGTTCAAAACCAAACCAAAGATCTTCAAAGTTATCTCCAATCTGAGATCTTTTATTTGATTCGTGTGGTGTACCATCAGGATTTAATACTTCACATAACACATACACAGTATCATTTATGAATGGGAATCCATGGGTTGTATATTGTCTAACAGGTTTTAAAAGACGATCCGAATTACCTGTTTCCGCTTGAGAAGTGGATGATCCATCAAAATTCCATACCGGAATATCTTTTAATTCCATAGGAACTTCACTTTCAACAATTTTAACTTTACTTCTAAGGTTTGGTTCTGGTTTGTATCCATCAAGCCAAACATACTCTAACTTAATTTTCATTTGTTTTCATTTATGTATTTTATTATTTCTTCTTTTGATTTTCCCTCATTATGCATTCTATAAACATCTCTTGAGAAATCATCTCTCAAAAATGCCGCATCAACACTTAGATATCTTTCAATATCATAAATGTGTCTTATAATAAGTTCTTTTGTGAAAATTCTTTTATTGAATCCCATTTAAATTAGATTTAAGGGTTTCGGATTTTTTTTCTTTTACATTTTTAATATATGCCTTTCTGATTTCTCTACCTAACTCCATATCATTTGGTAGATCCTTAATTAATTTTTCAATTAATTTGTCAAAATTTTTATCCATATTAAGAATTTAATTGTTCCTTGTTCTTTTTGTAGTTTTCCAACATTTGTACTTGGTTTACATAACTAATCAACTTTCTTTTGAAAAGAGGTAAAAGTGTTTCATTAATCGGAAACTCACCCTCACAACTCATTTCAAATAGAGGTAACTTTGATTTATTTTCTGTGTTCCATTGACTAAATGTATTTATAATTTTTGTAATTGTCAAATTATTTTTTTTATCTGAATATATTAAATTCACTAAAGTTTTACTTTCAGGTGATTTTTTATTAACAGGTTTAATATCATACTCCCAAACATAATACATCTCATCTTTAGGATTAATATAATAAAAATAACCTTTTTTTTGTAAAACTTCACTTTTGTTTTTCTTTAACTTCATAACAATACTATCAAAAACTATTTCCCAAACAGATTTTGCTATGTTAAAGTATTCTAACATCCTTGGAGCACTATACGAAAGTATTTTTGTAAATTCACCCATTTCATCACTTTCCAGTGTTGGGATTTCTTTGATCTTTAAATCTTTAACAAGTAACTCATCGTCTATTGTTGAAAATTTCTTATCGGTATAAATTATTTTCTTATCCTTAATTAAGGTTTGGATATTCGCTAAATGTAATGATAATTCAATGAAACTTGGATACAGTTCCATGTTGTCTAATTTTTCTCCCATTTTTTGGAAGTACGATAATAACTTGTATTCTTTGTGCTCTTGGTCAATAGGTTTTTCAAACATCCACTCGGTGTTCATTAAAAACTCTATTTTTTTCTTTCTTCCCATTACACATAAAGATAATAATATTTTTCTATTCTGTAAAGATATTAGTCAATTCTAAAGACAACGTAGTTTGTATTATCAACTCTAATTTCATCATAAGTTCCGTCATAACTTGCCAATGTACCATAATCCGATTCACTTACTAATTGGTCCTTTAAACCTCTCACATCTACAAATTGTTGATACTCCATACCATAGTCGTCCAACCATCTAACTGGATCATCTTTTATTTCATCCATTTTTTCTTCAACTTCTCTTTCAACAGTACTGTCATCAAGATCTCCATCCGGATTATCTTTTATTGTTTCTATCTCATCATTAATATCAACAATTCTTTCAGAAATATTTTCTGACATTTCATCCCAATCAATATCTTCATATACCGGATTCTTGAGAGTTGGTGTCCCATTTAATAAAACCGTACTACTACCGTCTTGGTTGGAAATAAAGTTTATTTTATTTCCGACACCATCAGTGTACTCCCAATTATTTTCTCGGTTAACAACCAATTCTAATGGTGGTATAATACCATAGTTTAATAAAAATAACTCAACCTCTAATTCTTTTATTTCGGTTTCTTGAGATTTGGACAGATATCTTGTCACATCATAATTATCCGGGTCATCATAGATCCATTCTCTTATTGTTTCCTCAAAATATTCAGCCACCTCATCACCATCAATATAATAAGATAAAGTATTTTTATCAAAATTACTTAAATCATCCACCATATCATCATAATAAGTTTCAAGAGATTTATCCGCTTCGTATTCGGTACCAACCGCATATGTATTTCCATTTGTATCATCATGAATTGATCTAAATGTATCCATCTCATAATGATTATAACCGGTTGGAATTAATCCGTAAACATCATTATTTTTAGATTTAAGTTCGTCAATATCATATTGTAACTCATCATAATCATTTGTTAATTCATCAACCACATCAGCATCTGATTCAACATCAATCCTATCTTGGAGTTCCTCTAGTTTTTGTTCTAAACTTTTTAACTCTTCAATTTCATCTTCATCTAACTCATCAATATCACCCTCATTAACCATAAATCGGAATACCGCATGAGCCATTTCCCCAGTATTATCAGTATCGTTTAAATTCCACTCATCATCAATTCTTCTCTGATCGGCATCGTCTCTTTCTTTTTGTTTTTTACGTCTTTCAATTTCTTCCGAATATGGCGTACCATAATAAGTCCCAAGGACACCATATTCAACACCCTCTAAACTTTTTATATTTGTATTCCTAAAATCTAACTGTCCAGTTATTGATAATTCACCCAAACTTTTAATAGGTTTATCGGATAAATTTAAATTACCATTAACTCTAAGTTTTTTACCTTTAAACATTGGTAACTTAGGTATTGCCTGAGCCACATAATTAACAGATCGTAACAATTTATAATACTGTTCAGGTGAAAGATCATAATAATCATTTTGATCTTCAGTTTCCTCAAATATTATAGTTTTTATTAGATCAACTAAATCACTTTCCTTTATCTCTACTATTCTTGACATATAATAATAAATATTCAATTCTTTACAAATATAATAATCTTTAGATATTTATAGATAAATAAACCTAATAAAAACAAATGATCATGGGATGCGGATGTAAAAAAAATCAAGCACAAGCGGCACCTCAACCACAAGCACAACCTCAGCCAGCACCACAAAATGCTACGGTTCAGGAATCTGTGAAAAAAATTGTTGAGAAATATTACAAGAATAAGTAATAGGTGTTATGCTAATTGTTGAGGTGGAGAATTATTTTTCCACCTTTTTTTATATTTATTAATTAGATATGGATTTAAGACAAATTATACAAAATTTTAATGATGGTGATTGGGAAGATATATCACCTATTTTTAATCGTAAAATTACGACTTTTTTAAAATTTTTAAAAGGTAAAAACTTATTAGATAGAATTGATATAAATCAGATACCGGAAGATGATTTTCCTGAAATGGAATTTTTGGATTCTTTAGGTCTTTTAGATAATTTAGAATATAGATCAGTTCCAGACGAATCATCAAATAAATTTCTTTTGTATAAATTAGAGAAAAATCCAAAAGAAACTTTGTCATTTATTTGTGATGACCTTTTATCAGACGTTGAGCTAAGGGGTGAAGATTATTACCTTCGTTTAACAGACCGAGAAGAATTATCTCAATTTTTTAAAGATTATGGTAGAAGTACTTCTCCCCGTGATGTTGCAAAATCAGTTTTAGGTGAAGATGATATATTTGAACCATATTGGGACACAACTAATGATGTTTATAGGGATGTTATTGAAGTTTTAGATAAAGAAAATTTAGAAGTTATCTCTCATTATATAGTTGATCGTATTGGTAATCAGGTTTTATCAATTGATGATTATGAAACTGAATTTTTTGATAGTATTTCAAATGAATCGGGAGAATTTACAATTACAACGGAAAATGTCGGTGAATTACTCAGAGATGAAGAATCAATGAAACTACTTCTTAATGACGATCTTGATGATTTAAAACAAGAATTGTACTCACTACACAGTAACTCATATAACAGTGCTTATGAAAGTGAAATTTATGACGATGTTAGATCAGAATTAGAAAGATTATTTGTTGGTGACATAACCGAAGAACAGTCAACAAAGAATGATAGAACTTATTATACCCCATATATTAAAATACGAGATTTTTATAATGATGTACACAGATTTCTTAGTTCATTTGAAGGTTCAGGATATAACGAAGATAACCTTGACTATCACGGATCATATACCGAAATGATTAAACATTTAATGGATTCGGAAATAATGGATTACTTAGATTTTAGAATACCAGATTATCCTGACTACCGTGAAGTTGAGAAGAATATAAATGATATGTTATCAGATTATATTTAACTAAAAATCATTAACTATTTAGATATTCATTTAAAATCCATATCAATTGTAAAAAAAAGGTATGAGATTAATAAATAAAAATTCAAAAAGAGGCATTGTTAATTTATTTGCCGATTTCATTTTATCTAAAATTGATAAGAATGAAAATTCAATAATACAAGTTTCAGATGTGGGATCTTTTTATGTTATAAATGGTATAACCACAAGTGAAACATTTTTAGATGTAAATTTAATAAGAGATGAATTTACGGAAAAATTTCAAGACATCTTAACGTCATTAGAAATAAAATCACTTAACGTTATTGATATTATCAAATATAACCAAGAAATTGGTAACATTGAGAAAGGATGGGTTAAAGTTAATAAACACCCGTTCGTTGAAGAACCTGAACCTTTAAGTGAAATATCAATCAATTCTGAATTCCCCTACGGTCATAGTTTAAACTGTGGTAGATTAATGGTTTACTACACCCACTATATGTTTAACCAAGTTTATAGCACAATAATGACTGATGAGGTTCACTTTTTCTTTAGTAAGAAAATTGATTCCAATGAAGATTTTAAAATTAAAATAGTGACAGATAAAGGATTAGATAAAAATATTATTAAATCTTTAATATTAGACCTATTTGACTTTGATTTAGAGGACTTTAAAACTAAAGTGGATGGATATAATATAATTCAAGATATATTAGATCCTATGGGAGAAAAACCATATCTTATCCAAGATAGATTGGAAGACGTTATTGTCTTCTAATCTATCTTTCAAAGAATTCTTTAATGATTTTAGCACCCTGATTGATATCTTCAAAATCTCGGTCAGGGGCAAATAATCTAGTAACAGGATTATTCTCAGGTGATTCAATCAACATAAACGCAGGAACAAACTCATTTTCTGTTACTTCAACAAATAAGTTATACTCTTCCTCATATTCGTGTATGTCACGATCAACATATTCAACACCCTCTTTGTCTAACATTTCTTTTAACATATGACAAAAAGGACATTGTTTCATCGTAAAAAGAACCGCTACCTTATCCATTAATTAATTCAGTTAACATACCTTTTAGTTGTCCTTCGTTAAGAACACCAACTTTTGTGTCAATAACTTCACCAGAATTGATTACCTTAATCGTAGGGATACTTCTAATACCTAACGATGCCCCAACTTCTCTATTTAAATCAACATTCATTGTATACATTTGTACGTCAGATGTATTTTCAGTTGAGATTCTCTCAAAGATGGGTTTCATCATTCTACATGGCCCACACCATTCAGCCCAAAACTCAATAATAAGTTTTTCACCTTTGTTGATTTTTTCTTGTAATTCTACACTCGTAATTTCCATTTTTTTTACTTTAATTTTAACAAATTTTTTATGAAGAATTTTACCTCTTCTAATTGATCAACATCATAATAAACTCTAACACTAAAATTTAATTCTGTTGCCGTAATCTTAGATAAATATATATAAAAACCAGATCTATGTCTAAAAATCCCTTCATTATATTTTATCTCCCCGTTGTACTCATCCCCATTAAGATATTCGATATCAAATTCTTTTTGGATTAATAAATCAGGAGTTAAAATAAGATGACTATTAACTTTTATTATACCATATAATTTTTGGTGTTTATCCTTAAGGATCCCCAAAAAGTCATTTTCCTTTAAAAAATATTTATCTTCCATAATTTAAAAAATGGGGTCCGTAGACCCCATAGTATTTACAACATCGATTCAGCAGTTTCCCAAAGTTTTGTGTTAACATAATTCAAAGATGATATGTTTTTCAAACTTCTTAAACTTGATCTACGACCTGTTTTTGTCTTATACTCAATACCCCCTCGGACAAATTTTTCCTGAACCATATTGAATGTTGACCAAAGGTCATCTCCAGAATCTTCGTGTCTTAAAGGTGTTAATATTTCTTCAATATTTAACTCCGCAGGTACAGATCCCATTGACCATCTAAACTTAGAGGATTTTTCAACAAAATCAATCTTCTCATCAATTGTTAATGTTCTTGCCATCATTCTACCAACAGAATGTTCAATCTTAGGTAATTTCTTACTAAAACTTTCAGTCAATTCTTTAACCTCATCTAAAGTAAATGCCTTATGACGAATATTAAATCTTTCAGAAACAGACGTAGGGACAACAAGACCATTACTACAAACCAAACGATAAAGACCAGCCCCCAAAGAAAACCCTGAAGTACCATTGTGTGAGTTACGAACAATCGCCTCAACTAAGGTATCACCAACTGCCGGTAATTGTTTGTTACGGAATTTAACTTCATGTAAAGCATGGATACCTCTACCCGTTTGATGTGCCGAAGAAACATCCCAACCTTCTCTTACAAAATATTCAATTACCTGATCCGTAGGTACAAAAGAATATTTGTTAGTTAATTTACTTGAAGGTTCTGTTGCGAACACCGATGGTGCCACTTGTTTAATTAATTCTGGTGTGTAAATCATAAGTATAAATTTTAATTATACCACAAAGATAATGCTTTTTTTAAAAACCACAATAACTTTTTTACTTTTTTTTTAATTTAAAAATATATCTCCGAATTTTGTTTTCATAATATGTTGTTCAATTTTTTCAATTGATCCTAACTTTTCCGTTAATTCAGGTGCCTTTAACTCTAATACAATATCTAAAATTTGTTGTTTAGTTAAAATAAAATCTTCACCTTTTTCAACATTTTCTAATGATTTTTCTTTCATTTTTTGAAAGAACTCATCTTTTTGTGCGGTACCAACTAAATCCATAAAATCACTAGGATTGTTTTCAAAAAAAGTGATCATTTGACTTATGTAAACCTCAACATCTATGTTTTTCATATTTTATAATTTAGAACCCTACCATTCCGGTACAGTGTTTTTTCATATTTTCAGGGAAGTGTAGTAAGAAAAAATCTTCATCCGGTGTCATATAATCCTTTAATTTTTTAGGTATTTTAATGTTTGGATCTGATCCCATAATTGAGAAGAACTCCAAACAAGTTAATTTAGAAATAGATCCCGGCAATTTATCCAATTGACTATTATTAGTTAAATTTAAGAATGACAATTGTCTACAATTTCCAATACTTTCAGGTATTGATTTAATATAATTATCAATTACCAATGTTTTAAGTTCAGTAAATCTTCCTATTGATTCAGGTAGTTTCTCCGCAATCACATCATTTGATTTATTCTCTATGTTAATAAATTCAACATTATCAGGAATAGAATCAAAATATTCCTCAAAACCAAATAGAGCAACATATTTAGACGCATCATCTTTAGGGTATTCTAATTGAACATATGATCCCATATCCTTAGAAACTAACTCCTTAGAGAATTTTCTTTTTAACTCTCTTAAATAAGGTCTCATTTCTAAGGTCTTAATTGTTTCAATATCACTTGAAGTTAACTGACTTAATGTCTTTGTAAGTAACTTCTCTTTTTTCTTTGACACATAATAACCTAGTGCCCCACCTTTAAGGACTTTAACCATCCCACCACTTAACTCAGTTCCTAAACCAATATATTTTCTTTGTAATTCTTCAGGTAATTTACCAAATATTACATCACCATTACTCATATGACTAAAGTCAGGACCTCTTAATTCTATCCATAATTCAACTTCTTCAACACTACCTAACTCTTGTATTGGGTCATCAGTTTTTAAGTTATAAGATTTGTATCTCTGCATTTTTTCTTGATCCTCATTACTAAATGGTTTTGGTTCAAGATATTCTTTCTTATCTCGTAATGTAGGGACCTTTCTAATAATTTCAGACCAATCAATTTCTTGTCCACCAGCATATTTACCTGAATTGGTACCATCCGCCAATCTCATTCCTCCCCATCTATCAACAAGAACAACAACCGCATAGTTCACATCAGATTCAGGTAAATTCTTACTAATAACATAATATAATGTTAAGTTTTGATTTAATCTATAATTGTAGTAGTAATTACTTGATCCTTCCCAAGATGTACACCATTTTCTATCAGGAGCGTGTTTTTTTCTAATGTTAATACATTTTTGTTTTTCATCAGGAGCAAAAATTAATATGTCATCATCTTCATACGCAATATCAACGTCATCTAAATCAATTTCAGGTAAACTATATTCATCTTCACCCATTGGTGTGTAACCATCAACTAAATGTTCAAAGTCATCAAATGTCATAAACGCACTTAATTTAGCGTTTAATGGAATTAATTCAAAGTGATGTACAAATCTTTTAACCCTTGGTAATATTACGGTAAGTGGATCATCATCCGGATTTTCTTTAGAAAACTTTTCCGTCATCCTTTTTGTTAACTCATTTTCCCCTCTTTCATTAAATTTAGAAAAGAATTTACCAACTAAATCACTCAACTGAGATGGTGTTAATTCAGTTATCTCTCTTTTGAATAATTTTTGTTCAGGGAACAAAGTTTTTAACTCAAAATATTTTTTAATATTTGTTTTCACTAATTGTAAGTCAGCACCTTTATGTTTGGTAACAAATTCTTGAGCTATACTTTCAAGATCTTTTTTGGTTTTTTGTTTTGTGGATTTATCTGCGGTCAGATTTTTTAAACTCTCATAGTCGTACTTGAATATGTCTAAGGTATCTTGTACTCTTTTGTTTAAATCACGAATTCTATTTTGTAAATCTATATACTCTTGAGAAGACGGTTCTAAAGTTTTTAACTCGTCGTTAAGTTGTTTAAGTTCATTTTTTTCATCTATAGCAAAACCACCTTTAAATCTTTCAAAATCAGATATTGTTTTCTTGATTTCATCCTCAGTATCATCAGTTTCTCCAGAAAACTTATCCAATAGTTTTTTAACCGTTGATTCGGGATATTCTAATAATATTTTTTTAATATTTACGTTTTCTTTAATAACTTTTGATAAAATTCTTACTAATTCCATGTTGACTTTTTTTAATATAAATATCTAAGAAATAAAAAAAATTAGTAATTCATTATAAGTAACTCTTCACCCATATTTTGTTTCTCCCCTTTCTTAGCTGCCGCCGCTTTTGCAAACTCTTTTCTAACCCAAGTATATTTATCCTCAGGGAACCATTCACGAAGTAAGTCAAAGTCATAGTAAGACAATGAAAACTTACCTTTAACCTCATCTAACACATTTGCTAAACGCTCATGATCGTCACGATCAAAGTCGTGGTTGGAGTAGTAGTTCTCAGTTTTCCAATAAGGCGGGTCCAAGTAAATGTATGTTGATGGTGAGTCGTACTTATTGATTACATCCGCAAAATCCATGTTTTCAACATCTGTAATCTTTAAGAAATGATCTACCCAATCAGGTTTCATTAACTTGTCTCTAAAGGTAAGGTATTTTGACTTATATTTTCCTTTTAAGTCAATAAATTTTGACGTTTCTGGTTTTGACCCACTAAAAACCTGAGTTAACACGTAAACATATTTAGCCGCAGCATCATAATCAACTCCATCAATTTTGAATCCGTCATTAAATAACTCACTTTGGAAAGAAACAAATTGTTCACGATATATTTCAGGTGTTACCTCATTACCAAATTTTTGACAGTCAATTGAGTTGATTGACCTTAATAATTCAGTTGGGTTTTGAACACACTTAAATAAATTGTGGTTGAGTGGGTTAAAGTCGTTATACACAACTTTATTTAAATTGGGAAATTGTTTTAAATCCATGTTATAAAAACACCAAAACATACCTCCAAATGTTTCAAGATATGTTTCCATATTTTTATCATAGAAAGGGACAATCCACTTTCCAATTTTACTTTTACCTCCGATATATGATAGCATAATTTTTTAGTGTAAAAATAGTTATTTTATATTTATATGTCAATCAATAATATTTATTATTAATAAAAAGAAATCATGGAAGACGAAATGAAAACTGAAGCAACTCAAGTAACCGGATGTAGAAAATGTAACCAAACAACAGGAAGAACTCAAAAATTTGTTTTTATAACTGGAGGTTTAATGTTGATGTTATCAATCTACGGATTAGTATCATTAATTTATGATATTAAATCCTTATTCTAACCTCTATTATATTTTAAATATTGATTAATTAATAAATCACCTTGTGGTTGATATTTGAACCCTTTACCCTTAACTCTTAACGGCATTGAGGTATCTATATTATTAGGAAACTTAATACTTATTGATCCATCGGGATGAGGTACCTCAAAATCCCCTTTTTGAAAATCTCCAATATTTAAAAATGCATTATATATTAAATTAGGTCCATCCTTTTCAAAATTTCCCTCATTTATCGTTCTTATTCTCACAACTAAATTACCGTAACCCCCATTTCTGTAATCACCAAGTCCTTGTAACCTTAAAAATTGACCATCATCAATACCATGTGGTAATTGTACTTCTATTGTGTTTATTGTGTTTTTAGCCCCTTGTCCACCGCAAGCATAACAAGCGGCGGTTGTTATTTTTCCAACACCATTACAAGTTCCACAAGCAACCTGTACAATTTGAATGAACATACCTGAACCCATTTGTTTAACTGTATATCCTTGTCCTCCACAAGTGTGACATACTTTCTTTTCACCACCTGTTCCATTACAAGGATTACATTTATCCTTTCTATTATATGTCATTGTTTTCTTTCCACCCATATAAGATTCTATCACACCAATATGAACATCAATAACAGTATCGTGAACTCTAGTTTGTTGTCTACGATTACCACCAAACATACTGTTCATCATTTCTTCCATAGATGCTCCACCAAATCCACCCATGTTACCAAATGGATTGTTTTTTTGTTGATCGTACTGCCTACGTTTAGTTTCGTCACCTATTGTATCATAAGCCGTTGAGATTTTTTTAAACTTCTCTTCATCCCCTCCTTTATCAGGATGGTTCTCTTTTACTAACTTTCTATATTCTCTTTTAATCTCCTCTTGGGTCGCACTTTCATTAACCCCCAAAACACTATAATAATCTTCCATATTTATTTTAACTTATTTACACTTATATTTAACAGATATATAATAATCAAAATGGATAACTATATAATCGTATTGTTTAAAAATAAAACAAAAAAGAAAATTATCAAGAAATTTAAGACATTTGATAGGGCTAAAAAATTTTATGATAATTTAGTTAAGGAAAGTCAATCGGTTATATTTGGAATGAAAACGGAGAATGGTAAACCGTGTGAATATGAAATTGGTTTTCTGGAACGAGTAATTGCTCACAGACCTTATTTTGTAAGAGACCAATTTGGTAGACAAATTAAAATTGATCTTGATGATCCTGATTTTAACATCACGGTTATTAATCAATATAATAAGGAAGAATTAATATATGATCTTAATAAATCAAAGAAGATAACCGTTCCTACATTATTGAAACAATACTTACCTAAAGTTGGAGTTAAATTAGTATCTAAACTTAACAATAAAATTGTTATACAAAACGATGATAAGATATTTCTTTTTTCACTTAAGAGTGAGGATGATTGTGATCGGTTAATGGATTGTCTTTCTTCCCATATGTTAAACGAGGGAAGGATTGATTGTCTTTTAGTTAAAGATTCTTCAAAAGAACAAAAGAAATATATGTACGATCTTTTGTCAGAAAATGGTTATTCTAAATCAGTTCTTTACCGTAGATTTACCACGTATAAGAGATAGTACTTTAGAAAAAAACCCTTGTTTTTTAATTTCTTTTGGTGGTTCAACAATTTTAAATTCCCCATCTAAAATAAAAATAACTTCAACACCGGATAGATCAATTTTAAATTGTTTAAAACCTTGATCTATTTGCCTAAAATTTGATTGCACTTTTTTAAAGTCATCAAAAGGTAACTCAAGGACTATAGCACTTTTACCATTTGGAAATAGTGTTTGAGTCGCGTCTGTTATCATTGCTAACTTTTCAATTATCCCATCAATACTTTTTTGATCTTCTGCCATATGGTTAGTTTTATTTTCTTTTTAACGGGAATAATATCTTCTTTATTAATTTTTTTAATTTGATTAATGAAACGATTTTTTTCGTTTATCAAATCAAGTTGGTCTTTTTCAATTTCATTATTTAGCCATTGTTGCATTCCCTCCAACCGGCTTGATGGTTTCTTCTGTGTCATCTAACATAATTTTTTCTTCGATGATTTCAAATTTTAATGCTTGTAGATCATCTAACTTTTCTTTTTCAAACATCTTTTTAAGTTCATCCACCTTTACTTGGAATAATTTTTCCTTTTCTTCTCTTTCCTTATTATATGCAATTATATTTTTAATGTTTGATATAATCTCATCAACTGATTTTTCATCAAATTCTGAAACAAATGAAAAGAATCTAAACCCTTGTTTTGATTTATCATTTTCAACCACTTTTTCTTCATTCACATATTTTTTAGGTAATTTCCAAGTATCGGGAAATTCAATATCAAACGATAAGTATGTCTTTAATTTCCTAACCGATTGTAAATATGGGAATAATATTGTAAATTCCTTAAATAAGCTCATTTATACTTGTATTAAATATGTTATTATATAACTTAATGCTAAACCGTTGAATAAAATCTCCTTACTACTTAAAACCATTCTTTCAGGATTTGTTTGTAATAAGGAGATAATAAATTTGAACGTTGTTCTCACCAATAAGATTGCCGAGAAAACAAAAACAAATAAATATATTGTATTAATATTAGTCATTTTTTCTTGTTTCCAAAATCTCACCTCTAAGTGTTTGTAACAACGCTTTCAATTCTTGTGATGTTTTTCTAGCACGTGTTCCAGCACTTTTATTACCACCGTAGAATTTAGTTACATCAACATTTAATTCTTCTGTCAACGTTTTAATTTTTTCTAAAGTTTCCATTGTTTAAAATAATAATTGTTTATTTTTATATAATCAAATCTAAATCAATAAATGTCGTTTGTAAATACTATAAGAGTATATTTTTATCTAACGACTTATATATACTAGATATCATATCTAAATCAGATTTTGTAAACGGTTTTTTTCTATCAAAAACATCCGTAAAAAAAGTAGGTATAGAATTCTTTATCTTATCCTCTTTTTGTAAATAAAATATCTCCATAAAAAAATCTAAGAAGTAATCAAGATGATCACCCTTCTCATTAAAAATGAGGCTTTCTTTATTAAAATTTTCTATTGTTTTTTTCCAACACCATTGAAAATGATTTTTCTTGTCGTCATCTGTCATGTTGATCTTTGTTTCAGATCCGTTGTTGTCATCACCCAAATATGTCTCAACTATCAAATAATATAGCGAAAAGGTGAAATCATAATATAAATCCATTTTTTCAGGAATTATATTATTAATCCTAAACCAAATATCAACATCCTCAGGTTTCATCGGTTGGGTTATATAGTTAAAAAAATTCTCCATAGATTTATGTCTATGGAGAAATTATAATAAAGATATGGTATATGTAAATTATTGGGTCTTTTGGTTATACCCAATTAAACTTTTCATTCTGTTAAACTCTTCGTTTAATTTTTCTGTTTTTTTATCAACACTTTCAAGTTTAATATTAACACCGCTTCCTGAGTTCTCACCCGTACCATCACTTATAGGTTGTTTAGATTTTCTATAAGCAGTTTCTTTAGCTTTGTGGAATTTTTTAGCCTTTTGTTTTTTAACTAATTTTTCACCTAAATCGGTTTCTTCCGCATTAGCCCACTCAGGGTTATTACCAGTTCTTGACGAGCCTTTGATGTTATCTTTTACCCAATCTTCATCATATGTGATTTCTTCAGGTACAAGATCCTCCATACCAGGACTCATATAATCATCTAAAAATTCTTTTCCACCATCAGACATAACATAAGCCTTTTTACTCATCTTTTCTAATTCACCGTTACCTTTGGGGAAATGTTTTGGATCTGTTGTAAATTTCTCTTTAGACCCATCTTTCTGATATTCAGTAATTTTCTTTGTGAATTCTTTCATGTATTCTTTATTCTCTTTACCCGATCCTTTGTGAGCCTTTTCATACGCTTCTAAACCTGCCGGTGTTTTTCCTTTCTTAATATTATCTTTTTCTTCCATAATAATTTGTTCTATCATATCAACAATTTCACTTTCAGTAAATAATTCAGAATCATTACCTGATTGTAATTTGTATAATACTCCCTCTTCTAATGAAGAATTATCAGTATATTCTTTATTACCAAGTTTAAATTTACCACCTTTTGGTGTGTTCCTTAATTTATCTGTAAATGCATTACCTTCCGAAGTTTCTTCCTCTTCCATTGACCATTTGTCACCACATTCCATACATTCACCACGATTTTCTTTTGTTTCTTTTTTCTTTCTTAACATTTTAAAATCTTCCGCATCAATTTTATTGTGAGGTTTTGCTTGTTTTGCGATAAATTTTTGTCCTTTAGATAATAATCTTTCAGTAATTTCCTCAATATCAATTTCATCAATTTCATCAAAATCATCTAAACCTTCATCAGGTATTAACATACCCATCATATCATCTTGGAATATGTTATGTTGAGTTCCTCCTTGTGGGTAATTAGTCCTACCTTTATAAGATAATTCTTTTCCACTTTCTTCTCTCTTAAACTTTTTCGGGTTGTATTTATATTTTTTGTCCATTTCAAGATCATCTAACCCAATTTCTAATACTTCACCGTCTTTCATATAACCACACTCCATACATTGCCCTTCAACCATAGGTGACCCACATTCGCAAGTTTCACCTTCCTCAACATAATCAAATGAAGAACCTGGTTTATTAAATTTTAATTTTTCCATTACTTCATTTGCCTTATCTTCTAAAGTTTCATTGAGGATTTTTTTCAATAAAACATCATAATATTTGTTATTTTTCATTTTCTTGTTTTTTATATAAATATCAATGTTTATTCAATTTTTCCATCTCCAAATAAATTATGTTTCTAATATAACTCTCTGTGAGACCATAAGATTCACTTATATTTGATATTACTTTCTTTAACCCTTCATTTTCAAAGATTTTAAGCGCATTAATATCACCCTGATTACAATAAGGAAACTTTTTACACTTTTTCTTAACTTGGACAAACTTACCACCAGGTAATTGTGTTTTACGGCTTGGTCCCCAATCTTTTTTACTAGTTGACTTCGCCCACATCTTGGGTCCTGAATATTGACCTGATGATGTGGTACTTGCACCTTCTTTTGTTTCAACCTTTTTAGGTCTATTACAAACACATTTAGATTTAACTCTATCACAAGAATCACAATACTCTTCTTCTTTCATCTCTTTGGACGTAAACAATTGACCTGAATATGCCCCCGCAGATACTGCACCCATTTCTTTAGGTTCTTCTTTTTTACCTTTAGTGACTTTTAATAATGAATTAAGGAAATCATTAAGATCTTCCGGATCCTCCAACATTTTTTTCAATTCAACCCTTGTTTTATTTGCCGATAATCTTTTATTTTTTACCAACACTAAAATGTCTTTTAAATCATTCTTATCTTTAAGATAATCCTGAGGTTTTGTTTTTTTCTTTTTTTCGTTCTCTTCGGCCATTGGTTGGAAATTTTTTCTTTGTTTAGCCAATTCAGTTCCAGTAACTCCCAAATCGGTAGCATTTTTATTATATTCTTTATTAAATAAATCAATTAAATCCATTATGAACTTTTGAATTTAGATTCCCAGAAACTTCTTTGCTGGTACATTATGGTATAAAACTCCCTAAATGATTTAATAATTAACTCCTTAACGTCTTTTTCCAACTTACCTCTTTTCATCTCCTTAGAGATTCTTTCCACTAATTTGTCTTCAAATTGTTTGGCGGTAGAAGATCCTAAGAAATCTTTAATTTCTTTTTTAATAAGTGTTTCAATTTCTCTTTTATCTGCCTGTGTTAACGCCATCTTAATTACTTACTACTTCGTATGTTAATGCTCCTATAATTACAGCGGAAACTATCTGTATGATTGTATTTTTTCTCTTTAATTTTTTGTTATCTGAAGTAAGGTCTTTATTGATGTTATCTACAATTTGAAACTTCTCATTTGTTTTTTGTATAATGGTTTCACTTGTTTTAACCTTTTCTTCCATGGTGGTAATCACCGATTGTTGTAGATCAATTTTTTTATTTAACTCAATCACTTCCTCCTCAGTTAATTTTAAAATTGCTGTAGTTGAATCTAATTTATTTAAATCCAACATAATTTGTTTTCCCACAGTATACGGTAAACAAATTTCAGTTGTATCTTCCTTCTTAATTGTTTGACTGAAAGAGGTAATCCCAATTGCCATGAATACTATTAATAATAAATTTTTCATTTTTTAAAAATTATATCTTGATCGTAATAAACTATCAACTTGTTTAGCGTTAGAGTTTTTAATTTCTTTACCTTTTTGTTCGTAGTAATTATTAACAACTTCTTTTTTAACTTTTATATTTGAGATTGTTGAATCTATCTTCAAAATCTCTTTATTGTATTCGGTTATTTTTTCATCTAACTGTTTCTGATATTCAATCATACTGTTAATATCTTTATCAAGTTGTTCAATTCTTTTTTTATCTTCCTTGGACATACCATTATCTTTACTTGTTAGATCATAAATTAATAACCCAATTAAGATTAATAATATTGGTGTCATAATATATTTGAAATTTTCACTTAAAAACTTTCTCATAATCCACTTGTTTCCTTTCTTGTTGATACGATTTTTGACCATTTTGTTTTAAACTTTTCATAATATGTTTTTAGTTTTGTTGACATTTCACTAAATTCATCATCAAGTTTAATCATGGTACCATTAATATAAACTCCGTTTCTTTCCGCAATTGAAAAGAAAAACTCAATATCTAACTCTGTTATTTTACCTGACCATTCAACATTTGTTGGATATAAATTTAATTTATTGAAGTCAGCCATTTCAGTAACTCCTTGTTTAAACTCATCCATAGTTTCTTGGAACGCCAACTTGTCATCTGTTGTTAATTGTAAGTCGCTAGTATTTTTACTGTGAATTACTAAAATCGCACCTGAAATTCTATATGCCTTTTTTTTATCTGATTTTATTTCATCGTAATCCTCATCTTCTTCAGGTTTTTCAGCGGTTTCATATTCGGTATCATCCTTAATCTTATCATCAATATCTTTCATTATATTAATACCCGCGTCAGGATCTTCAACTGGTTGTTCAATTAATAACCCATAAGTTTTTCTTATGCGATTATAATCTTCATTTAATTTATCACCCCCAATTAATTTTCTTGAAGCCGATAATAATTGTTTTAATTCGTCGTAATTACTCATCGTATAATTGTTTTATAAAATATTCAAAATTAAAAGCCGGACTAACATCAGTAAAATCACTATCAAAATTACTTCTTGTCACAATACCTTCAACTTTTTCTACACCATTTATTTTCGTATTATGTTCAACACTTTTTAAAGGAATTAACGTTTCTTTTGTTATTTCAACACATAGTTTAGCAGTTATTTTTAACTGTTCTTCAACATAAGGTTGCCAAAAAAAATAATCTCTCCATTTACGTTCAAAAACCTTTTGATTATAAATATCTCCAATCCAATTAATGTGTGAATTTTTTAATGGTTCTTTTTCTAACCATCCTAAATTTTCTAACGATATAACAATAGAGTTCATATCAACCTTATCATTACCATTATATTTACCATACTCATCGTTCTCCAATAACTGTAAAATCTTTCCATCTCTGGTAACAATATAGTTTGGTATCTTATTATACTTACCGTTATATCTATATTTTAGTGATTGTAAATAATCCTTTACGTTTCGGGATGTGTTGGTTAGTATAATTTGTTTTTTGTTTTGGTTCTTCCCGACTGATTGGAAGTTCCCGTATTTCATCAGTTCATCCAGCATTATTTTTAGTGTATCTTAAAACTTTAGGACCTTCTTGAGTCGTTGTTGTTGTAGTCGTAGTTTCATCATCCAACATTATATCCATATACAAATTGTCAGATTCAAATAATTCCTCAATATTAGGAACTACCTTTCCTTTTTCCACAAATACTTCAACAGGAACCTCAACAATCTTCTCAACCTCTTTAATTACCTCAACAGGAACCTCAACTATCTTTTCAATTATAATAGGATCAACTTCATCGGTTACTTCATCGGTACTTGGTCGTTTTCTATTTGCCTTAAACGCCTGATTAGTCGCAATAACTAATGTGATTGCCAATGGATCAAATACAAAAATCAAAATAAGAATAAATAAATTTGCAACTTCATTAAGTCCCCAACCACTTAATTCACTAACATATTTAATTGCTCCAAGTTCATTACCTTCAATCTCTTGGGATTCCATGTCCAATATTTTAATGTCTAATCTAGTTATACTGTCGTTCATTGCATCAATTTTACCCGACACAATATCTCGGTTGTCTTGAGCAGATTTTAACTGTTTCTCAAATGATTGTCTATTTGCATTATTTGCTCTTGTTACAATTTGACCTGTTTGTCTATCCACAGTTTGAGTTGTTGTATTGCTTGATAACCCGTCTCTCAACTTTGAGATGTCCTTATCCAATATTGTTTTTTCTTTAGTGTACTCTAATTTAATCTCCTCAAACCTGTTTTTTTTAACCTCAATGTTTTTAATCTGTTTATCATTGATCTCTAATTTTGCAATGTTTGATTGGAATCCAGTACTCAATAAACCGTATATTCCGATGGATGTGATAATTGACAAAATAATTAATGCCATTGTTAAATAAATCTTCAATGCTCCGTAAGTTTCTTTCCATTTATCGTGTAAATAAGTCGCAATTGCTATCTTGGAAACTTCCAAAAACCCACCCATAATAATAACAGGTATAGCAACCCCCACAAACACTATTGATAGTCCAACAACACTATAATAAGCCGCAGTTCCCGATAGACCCAACGCACAAAATAATAAAAACCAAGGTAAAAATTTTTCTTTCATAATAATTGTTATGTGTTTATAAATATCAATAATAACATATTTATAATCATATGTCATTACTTAGGAACACAATATTAAAACATTTACTTATTGAACGGACTATTGGTAATATGTCAGTTAATTTAAATTCTGATTTTTATCTTGAGATAAATAGGGAAAATCACGCTTGGGCAAGAAGAATGAGGCCTGATTTGGAGGGTAAGGGTAAAGATTTAACAGGTAAATATAGTTACGATTATAATCAAAGAGAAATAACTAATTCCGAGATAAATGAAGTATTACTTAAAGCAAAAAATAAAATAGCCGAAAAAATAGTTTCCCACCATATAGTCACAAATGTAAGATTTGTTGTTAAATCATTAAAATGGGAGATTGCAATTGCAATTCAACCTGTTCAAAAAAATGACTTAGAATGGACATTAAATGTGATCACTGTTTTTAGAGAATCAAAAGAAAATCCTTTTAGAGTTGCCGGTTGGCAAACAGTTATATGGGTATAAAAAACCCCCCACCGGTACCAGTGAGGGGATGTAGTTTCACTATACCATATAGATATAGTTGAGGAATTTCACCCAGGGAACCTCGTGTCCCATTCCGCCGAGTTATAAGGGTAATCTCGGTTCAACCCTTTTCTTACAAATAATCAAATAGTTCCGAACTATCGTTTCTTAATCGTCTTAACGCCTTTTCTTTAATCTGACGTACTCTTTCTTTTGTGAGACCAAAATCACTACCAATGTCCTCTAAAGTTCTTGGAGTTCCTGTTAACCCAAAGTAATCCCCAATGATTGACTTCTCACGATCATCTAAAACATCCAACAAGGTCATCATTTTTTCTTTTAGAATATCTTTTGTATGAAAAGAAGCATCAGGAGCCTCAGCATCTTGATTCGCAATCATATCAATAAGAGTATCTCCCTCATCATTAATTCTCATGTCCAAATCAATGATTGATGGTAATGTGGAAAATTTGTCTTCCAACTTCTTACCTGTCTGTTCCAACTCTTTCTTTGCTCTATGAAGATCTTGAACAACATTCACCGGTAATCTTATTGTTCTCGCATTATCATTTAACGATTGAATAATTGATTGTTTAACCCACCATACCGCATAAGATATAAATCTAAGGTCTTTTCCCCAATCAAAGTTTTTGATTGCCTTCATCAAACCATAATTACCCTCAGCAATTAGATCTTGTAAATCTAAACCTTGGTTTTGGTACTGCTTCGCCACAGTAATGACAAATCTTAAGTTACCTATAAGAAGTTCTTCCTCAATTTGTTTTCTCTCTTTGTCTGAAATCTCATTTGATTTCATCTTAACGGCTAACTCACGCTCTCTGTCGGGAGTCATTACTTTGATTTTTCTGATGTCTTTAAGGTAGTGGTAAACTTCGTCTTGGTTAATAGGTATTCCTAAGTTTTTGTCCTTCATTTATTAATTTTTGATTGATTGTGAATAATTATCTAATTTTTCTTTTTCTTCTTTTGTTAAGGATTGTACTCCCTGATCTTTAATTTTCTCTAAAATCTCGTCTATTGTTAGATAACAAATACTGTGATTTGACCCACTAAAACTTTCCTTTAGAAACTCAATAAAGTTAGGGGATATATCTCCACTATCTTCATTTTGACTATTAACCGCCATAAGGTGTTTGAGATGATCTGGTTCCATGTTTGAAGCAATCACCTTTGGTGTTGGGATTAAAATATACTTAAAATAACCGATATCTTCTGTTATAATATCAACATACATTGATAATTCACTATGTGACATCTCAGTCACAAAGTTAAAAACTACGTGTGATGGACCGAATACATATTTAATCTCATCCGAATCAACGATTGGTGATAATTCTTCGGCAATTTGGTGAATATCATCTTCGGTTTTTTCTCCTTCCGAATAATAAACAAAAAGTAAGTACTTCATATATTTGTGTTTTTAATTAATTCAACAAAGATACTAAATTATTTAGTATATGTACTAATTTTTTTAGGCATTTATACTATTTTTTTTCAATTCCTCAGGTATAACAGAATATTCTTTATCATTATTAAGTTTATTCCTTTGGTCACTTAATGACATATTACAATGACCACATATATAACCAAGAACTGTATCATCTATATGATGTTTGTGCCAGTTACCAATCCAAGATCTATCACATTTTGGACAAACATCTCCTTTTTTTGGTTTAGGTATTTTTTTAGAGTTTTTAAAAACCTCACTTCTACCATTATTAATTTTTTTTGAGCAAGTTAGACATATCGCATTTGATCTCATCAAATAACCATTTTTATCTACCCTACCTTGATAAAAACTAAATTGTGTGGCCGGTAAAAATTCTAAACACTCCCTACATTCCAAATGACCCTCAGGGATCCCCATTGTTAAAATCAATTTAACGTTTTCTAAATTTTCCGCAATAATTGCACCATTTGATTTAGTATTTGTTAAAAGATCTCTATTTGATAGTTCCTTTATAATTTCATCTAAAGAAACATCAGATAAGTCAACTTTATCCATGTTAATTTAACACTCTTGATACATTATTTTCCTTTTCAATTTTTACAATAGTATCGCCCCACTGACTAATCATTGGGTTGTGGCTAATTAGGAACACTTTACCAAAATACTCTTTAATTTTTTGGAAGAACTCAGATACCATCTCAAGGTTATCATTTGATATTTTTCCAAATACCTCATCAAATACTACAATATTTGGTTTCGGTAATGTGCAAATTTTACTTAGTACCGAACGTAACGCTAAAGACGCAATTGTTCTTTCATAACCTGATCCCGAAACCATTAATTTTTCAATACCAGTGCTATTATCGACCATCAAAAATTCAACTTCATTTTTGTCATTAATTCTAATTTCTAATTTGAAGTAACAACTATCTTCCATCAATCTTTGTAGTTCTGAGTTAATCAGTGGCATCATTGTTTTCATAATAATTTTTGATAACCCATTTTTACCGTACGCCTCTAAATAAATTTTGTAAATTTTTTCTCTACCCTCTTCTAACTTAATCTTATCAATTAATCCTTCGTTATTAACAATCTTCTCGTTAAATGATTTGATTTGATATTCATTATTTGAAATTTGAGAGTTTTTATTCTTTTTAATGTTTTCAAGTTCATCCAATCTTAGATCCGCCTTAATCAACATTTCATCAATTTTAGTGTTCTCTTTGATTTTATCCTGAACTTTACCCCAACTATCCAATTTACCTTTTAAGGTCCCAATCTTCAAATCACAACTTTCAATACTTAACTCATATTTTTCTTTGATAAGTTTGTTTTTTTCATACTCATCAAAATCTTTTTTAAGTTGTACGAACTGTTGTTCTCTGCCGGATAAATCCGTCATTAAGGTTGTTTTTTGGTCTCTATGCGTGATATAAACGGCAAGTTGACTAATTTTTTGTTGAGTTATTGAAGCGTTCATTAACTCAATTCCACAGTGCTCACATTTGATACCATCACTCACAGAACTCTTCAATTTCTCAATCTCATTGATCTGTGTATCAAGCTCAATTTTCAACTTAAAGGTATCGTTATACTCCTCTTTAATTTTATCATGTTGGTCTTCGTGATAAAATTCTTTTGGTTCAATAACTTTAAGTTCTTCTGATTTCTTTTGAAACCCTGTTTTCTCTCGTTCCAAAGAATCAATTTCCTCCTGAGTTTTAGTCGGGTTCATCAAACTGATTTCATGGTCAATGTCTCCGTGTTTTTTCTTCAACATATCGTCACGATACTCTTTCCCTTTCAGGATTTTCTCATCAACATCACCAATCTCTGTTTTTAATACCTCAATTTGATCATTTAATTCAGCGATTTGAGTTACATAAGTTTCATTATCTGTTTTCAACATTTCAGAATTATAAATGTTAGATAATTTTGACTTGTTGAAGTCCGAATAAACTTCTTTTGCAACTTCCTCTTTCCGTTTCAAAAACTCAAGTCCCATAAAACGAGACAACACTTGACCTCTTGCCGTTGGTTTTGATTCCAACAATTCCTCAAGGTTTGTTGCCGTAGTTAAAATGGTCATAAGGAAATCTTCCTTTGTACCGATGGAATTCTTAATGAACGCCTCAGTTTCCCTTCTTTGTTCTCCAGTGAAGTTTTGTAAACTACCGTCAGCCAATTTTTTGAAGAAGTCCAATTCTGTCTTAACATTCCATTCACCTTTCTTAGAAAGTTTTCTTTCAATGTTTCTAACTATGATGTACTCCTCACCATCAATTGTGATCTCACCTTTAACCGTTACTTTATTTTTGTCAGTAAATCGGTTGAAGATTTCCTCCGCTTTAGTAGTTTTTGTCGTCTCATTAAAAAATAAGAACATTAACAAATCCACCGTAAGAACTGTTTTTCCCCCAAAGTTTGGTGGGTTTGATTCTACAACCACAACACCATCACACTTATCAAAATCCAATCTTTGGTTCTCACCATATGATAAGAAATTAGAGAACTCTATGTTTCTGATATACCATTTCTTGAATTGTGTGGTTTCAACTTCCTCTTCTTGCATTTTGTTCTCAACCATTCTGTTGATCCCTAAAACGTCATCCAAGTGACCGTCATAACCTTTTGATTCCAAGAATTTTTTCAACAAGTCAAGTTGGTAATTAACGTCAGCAACATTCACCGATACATCAATAGTTTGCATACTATCTTTCTCAATGTTTTTAACCTTAGTTAATACATTCACATTAGTCGTGTTATATTTCTTTTGGAAATAATGTTTAACACTCTTAATCTTATCTTGTGTGAAATTTTCAGGTAAGTCCTCCCATACAACTTGAATTGATGGGTTTTCAAACGTAGAAAAATCTAAATCTTTTATCATTATATTGTAATTGAATAATTTTGGGGGATTGAATAAATCCATTTTTATTTTTGTAACTCAGAAACTTGGTCTTCAACTTGTGATTCATTAACCTCTACTTCTTCAACAACTTGAAACCCTAATTCTTGTCCGTTTAATTCAACATTTAGGTTTTCTTCATTTTCCATTGCCATTTTTCGTGCCTCAAACATTCGTTCAATTGCCTTGTTCATTGCGTATTTGTCTTGTGCAATTTTTCTGTTTCGTTTTTCCACTTTTGCTCTGTGAGCCTTTGCCGCTTTTCCCATTGTTATATTATTTGTTATTATTTATTACTCGGTCTATTTTCTTCAAACCATTCAATTATTGCATTAATCCCCCAAACTGAACCTGCGGATAACATTCCATCAAAGAATACGGAATAATATTCATTAAGTCCAATAAAATGTGAAATTGGTGAATAAAAAGTTAATGATAGGAAAAACCCTACCCATGTTCCCGTACATAACATACAAGAAATTAAGTCAGATACAAATTTAAAAAATGGTCTAGTTAAGAACCATCCTTCATTACTACCCGCTTTTTTAATATTATTTCTCAACCCATTAAAGATTGATCCATACACTAATATTGTGGTCATACCATATGCCACAATCATCCAAATTAATAATTCTATCATAATCTATTATTTAAATTTGATCCCCTAAGAAAAACAGCCCCTTTATTTGAACTGATGTTCTCAAGATCTCGGTTTATTTTTTCTAATTCTTTTATTCTTTCGTTTTTTGTTTGAAGTTCTTTTCTTAAGGTAAGTAATGTTTCTTGTAACATTTCCATCCTATCATCCGGTTTCTCAACCTCTTTAATGACTTCAACGATTTTCTCCACCTCTTTGATTACTTCAACCGGTGGTTTGTCTACAATTATGTCTAAATTACGTCTAAGTTCGTCTAATTCTTCATCCTTTTTAGACATTTCATTTTCCAACTTGGTAATTTTTTCAACAAGTTCGTTTTCGTTATTTTGGTCACGTATGTATTCTATTTTTGTAATAACTTTTTCAACAGGAACCTCAACTATTTTCTCAACCTCTTTGATAATTTCAACAGGAACTTCTACAATTTTTTCTTGTTCGGTTTCCCCTAAAAATCCATATTTCTTTATATCAAACCCTTGTTTGAAACATAAATACATAAAGTTGTTTACGTCTTTTATTTCTTGGGATTCACAAAATGCCATTACTAACTGAATCGTTTCCTTACTAAATATTTTGGAGTTTTTCTGTTCCATTTTCAATGTCTTCAAATGATTTTATGGAGAACTTTAAAAATGGTTTTGGGTTCGGTAGATCAACATACGAATATTCTTTTTTGACAATGTCATAAATACCATATCCATGTTTGCCAATACTTTCTCCAATATTCTGTTGAATAGGGCTTCCAATCATATAACCTTTACCGGTTTTGAATTTGAATTCCTGTCTTTTATGTATATCACCACATAGTACGGCTTCAAGTCCGTTGAACTTATCCACATCATATGCTTCTTCTCCAAAATCAAAACCAAGATCGGTTTTCATTCCTTGAATTGGTCCGTGAAATAAACCAATTTTAATTCCCGTGGCAACATTCAAATCCGGTGGGATATTAGCCTGATATTGCGAATAGACACACCAACTAATATTCTCATCCTCATACACACCTCTATCTCGGTAGTACACAATATCCTCATTCCTCAAAGAATTAATAATAGGAGTAAGAGCATCTAATCTTTCGGTATTGTTTACCAAAAAGTCGTGATTACCAGGTATAATAACAGTTTTAGCAATGAATGAACATTCAGTTAAAATCCAAGCAACAATCTCAATAAGTTCGGGTGTTATTTGGTTTTTAGAATGAACTAAATCACCCGTAAATATTATACGGTCAGGTTCTAATTCTTTCCATTGTTTAATTGCCGTCTCTAATATTGATCGGTATAAATCGTGATCTTTAAATAATCTGATATGTAAATCAGAAAAGTGTACTATTTTCTTAATCATTTAATTGTGTTTTGTCTCTGCAATATATTTCAAATGGTGGTTTAAATGGGTCATCAGTTTTAGGAAATGGGTTAACCGGTATTGGTATTCTGTTAGGATCAAACATACCAGGTTGGTTCACTTCTTTAACTTCTTTCATTTTATTCTGAATTCCCTCAATGTCGGATTGTTGAATAACTGTCCAACTTCTATTGGTCATAAATCCTTCTAACCAAATGTAAAATTCTTTGTATGTCATACTAATTCTCTACTATAAAGGTTTGCTAAAATAATTCTTGCTAACTTAAAATCTTTTGATCTGTTTAATCTTAAACCATACGCAAGCGATATAGTTTTCAAATGAGGATATACCTCACTTATTGTCATTTTTCCAATTTCCATTTTAATCAAATAATATGAAGTCCTCATTAACAAACCCACATGAATTACACATATATGTTGGGAATGGTACGATCGTATCTTCTGAACTTCCGGTTAATAACTTTGGTACTTTTTTTAATAATACCACTTCTTTGAAGTACTTTGACCCACAATCCTCACAAGTAACCGTTGGTTGTTGTTTAAGGTCAATTCTTGGTTTTAAAATATCATCCATTTAATATAATTTTTAAAGTTTATTTTTTCAAATATTGTTTAACATTCATCTCTAAGATAGTATTAATTGTCTTTTTATCAACTCTATGTTCAACATACTCTCTTTCTTCTGTTATTAGAACAATAATACATCCTAATAGTTGGATATTCTCATATTTAGATCCCTCTAACATTTTTAACAATAACTTACCATATAGTGGAAGTTGTGTTTTATAGTGACCAAGAGCATTATCCGGTAAGTGATCAAGAGGTGTCTTCATTTGCTTTGTAAACTTATTGGTTTCAAAGTTTTTTGGTTTGTTTGTTTTCCAATCCGTGATAAGTATACCAACTTGACCATTAACACCAATAACTAACCAAACCTTATCAGGTTGTCCTGTATATCCTAATTCAGGGTGACCCAATACAATTTCAGTATCTAATAATACACATCCTCGTTCTTTAAGAAGATCAATGTATTTTTTGCCGGCCACTATCATCGTATCACTTTTAACGATTTGTTCGGCATCACATTTAAAAACAGGTTGTCTCAATTCTTTCTCAAGACCGAACTCATTTAACGTATGTTCTTCTAAAAAGAAGTGAGATCTAGATCCAATGTTTACCGAGTACTCACCAGCCGCCGCCCATTCTTCTAATAGTCGTTGTTGTTCGTACGGATCTCCATTTGCCTTTCTGTATGAAATTCCTTCAGAATCAAATTCCTCATAAAATGATTTAAGAACTTTTGAAACAGATGGGAAATCATCTCTTAATTTACCATCAACATCTATCATCGTATACTTATGAGAATCCTCCTCAAACGTTAGTTTAAGTTCTTTTTGCTTCTGAGCAATTATCTCACGTATTTCGTTAGCAACTTCTTTTAAATCCATATTTTATATAATTAATTTCACAAAGATAATACTTTTTTTTATTAATCTCTAATTTTTACAAAAAAATCTTCAATTTTTCCTCGTAGGTCACAAACATCTTGATCCATAGGTAAATGAACTATCTTAATTCTATCATATAATTCACCCCCATTTAATTCACGATATAGTTTAACCGCATTGTCCCAAGCATCCCCATCCAACGCAATGATAATATCACCTTTCGCTTTGGTATATATCTTCTCAAATAAAATTTCGGACATATGTTTTCCTAACATTGGGATTGAATTATCTAAGAAAAATCCATCAAACACACCTTCTACTAAATAAATGTCTTTACCCCAATCAATTAATCTCTCATTGAAGATGATCTTATCTTTTTCTGCTTCAGGGTTTTTATACTTGAACTTACTTTTGGTGTCCCAACTTCTGGCAATATAATAATTTAATTCTCCTTTACTGTTATAGGATGGAACGACAATGCGACCTGTATGACTACCACGATCACAAAAGCCAATATTATATTTTTCAATAATTTCATCTGTTATCCCTCTATTTTTTAGGTAATTATACGCTTGTCGTCTAACCGGATAAACCACACTTGAATCCTTAAATAAGGTAAATCCTTCAGGTAAGGTAAGTTTCTTTGTTTTTCTTTGTTTTGGTTGTACGGTCTCAGGTTTCAAAACATTATATAGTTTCTTTAACTTTTTATTACCGTACTTATCAAATAATTTACCTAAAGAACCATGCGTTCCATCAACATCCCCACATGACCAACATTTATAAACATTATTTATGTAGTTTATTTCTAAATTATGTTTATTCCTACCCTCATCACACACAGGACAATTAAAAGATATTTGACCTCTATTAGGATAATGTAATCCATGATCCCCTAAAAGATCCTCAAGTAATTCAACTATTGCTTCGCTTTCATCCATTTTTAGTAATATAGACAAAATAAAAGAACATATCAACTTCACAAGTTTTTAATAAGTTCTATATTTATAGATATGCCAACAAATATAACAATAAACAATGTTACTGGTGCACAACCATTTGATATATATGTGTGTGATTCACCAATAACAACTTGTATTTATGTCGCTACCATTAATACAATTGACATACCATATAGTTTTGATATTCCTGTTGTTTATTCAAGTTTAACAGAATTTGTTGTAAAAGTGGTGGATAATAATAATTGTATCGTTACGGATACTTTAAATATATAATATGAGTTGTAGTACAAATATTTGCATAAGCGGTACCGGAGTATATGATGACACATATACCATTGATGGTCTATATAATAGTTTAGATTACTATACGGGAGCCACTAATGGTTACTATATTTTTTATTCAACATCAGAAAGTAGGTGGTGTTTAGCATCTAATTTAGGTGACCCTTGTATTTTATTTGGTCCAAACCCAACATCAAGTAGTTGTCCCGATTTTTATCCATCAATTTTGTCTGATGGGGTTTGTGATCCAACACCTCCCACACCAGCACCTTGTGATATTGATTTTGATGCAGAATTTGATTGTGATGTTCCACCAACTCCAACCCCTACCCCAACCTCAACTTTAACTCCAACCCCAACAATGACTCCCACGCCAACTAATGTATGTGGTGGGGTCTCATTAGATGTCACCGCAAACACATATTCACCCACCCCCACACCTACACCAACAAACACACCAACACCCTCATCACCAATTGATAGACCTTGTAATTATGATGGTGTTGCAAAATTTAATAATGTTGATGGATTTATTGTTTGTGCCACAAGTAAGAAATTTGAAGATTGTTTTACTGGTATTGAATACTACACAACACAAACTTTATTTGACTCAGTTGGTAATATATTAGTAGTTGGGGATGTTTATGGTGGTACAATAAACGGTAAATCATCTTGTTTTATATTCCAAACAATAGTTGATAATATAAGTGGTGGTGATAAAATTGTTATTACTACAGAATATGGTCCTTCTAGTGATGGTAGTTGTTTAGATTGTATTCCAACCACCTCTACACCAACACCAACACCAACAATGACCCCAACACCAACAACACCTTGTTCGTGTAACGCATATACAATATCAAACTTTAATTCTGCGGCTCAGATTGGAGTTATTACATTTAACGATTGTTCAGATAATAGATTAGTGGATTTAAGACCGTCGTCTATGGGTTGGCAATTTTGGGCTGATCGAGTAGTTCGTATTTGTTCCACCACAATACCAACTATTTCAGTAGGTAGCGCCGTAATAACTAATGTTGGTATATGTTGTAATAGTAATCTTTGTGTTCAATATTTATTAAATAATAATAGTCCGGTTAATGGTCAATCATATATTTATACCGATTTATCAGGACTATCCACAACTCAAACATTAAATGCATACCAAAGCATAATTGTTAATTCATTATCAACACCATATTCATTGTTTGGTGGAATAATTGTTAGTGAAACAGGTATACCTTGTTTCCCAAGTCCAACACCTACTCCAACACACACACCAACACCATCATCCACAAACCAAATTACAAGTTATAATTGGACTAGTGGAGCAAATTGGTGGTCTACGGATATATTGGCTTGTAGTAATTATGTATCATTTGCAAGTAATGGATGGATTACATCTACTTCATTACCTGTTGTCGGAATTCCATTAATCGATGCTTTATCAAATTTACCAATAACAGGTCAAAATAATCAATGGATTGCAATATCATCTGTATTAGCACCATCAGTTGTGGTTTATGCCGTACAAGTAGATTCTACAGGAACAATAATTGACGTAGTACTTTGTCCATAAAAAAAATATCGTCTATAAAGACGATATTTAAAAATATCGGTCAAAAAGACGATATTTAAATTTATATGTTAATTATCATATAAAGTAAAATATATGTTGTTTAACATATATTATTCCCATATACCTTTTGATCTCATATAACCTAACACACAGGTATATGCATCTGTTTGATCAAAATTCTCTTTCTTAAGTGTTTGATTTTTTGTATATTGCCATTGGATCTGTGGTTCTCTTTTAGCAACTAATTCCCATATAACCATTTTCTTATCAACGTCTTTTGGGAGACCCCCAAATAGTACGTGTTTCTTCTTATCATTTTCTTTAACCAATTCAGGAAAAGCAAATTTCCTTGAATTATATGTAGAAATGAATTCAGGCACAATACCAATAATATCATAAATCGTTTTACATATTAATGTATTAAACCTTAATAAGGTTTGAATGGTATATACGTTATTTGAATTAAGTAATGGTTCTTCAATGATCACACTAACGATACCTAATTTTTTATAATCCTCTAATTTTGTTTTAAAAATTTCAGATTTAAGTATTAACTCTAACATTTTATTATCCTCAGTATCTTTTGATTTTGGTCTTGGTGATACATGAGTTAATTCTAATAGTTCTTGTGTCTTGATATCAAATAAGGCCCATCCTATTGTTTTAGTGGAAATATCTAACCCTAAAACTTTAGGTGAGTTTTTAATTGGTGTTCTCATATAATGATTATTTTATAATAATATAATTAGACGATAATAAAACTAAAGTTTTTATTATAAATCAAACTTAACTAAGAACTGTTGTATCCCTTGTCTTAAAACAGGTGATTGTAGTTTTGATACAACCAACACGTCTTTTTTGTCATCTAATAACGCAATTTCAGTAATATAAGATTTTGTTCCTGGTGTCCATGTCGGATTTGACGTATTTTGGAATTCAGTATAATTTAAATTAACTTTATACATCATTTCATAAATCGTTGCTTGAATATCGGTTTCAATCCCACCATAAAAATAATATTCATCACCAAAATTTAATTTTGGACTTGTATTACCAAGTGGGGTTAAATCAATATAGTCATTTAAGTTATAATATGGAGCCGAATTATACAAAGATTCCGTTACTATAAATGTGGTACCTGTTAAGGCATCTTCAGTAATATAACCATTAATTGTGTCTCCACTAATACTATTTGTAAAATCTATTAACCTCCAATTAGATGGATTTGGTCTAGTACCTGTTGGTACTTTTTGTGCCAAAACTTCAAATTTAGTAGCATAAAAACCATTTGGTATATCACAAGTTGGGCAGAATGTGGTAGTAGTTGTAACAGGACTATATACTGTTGTTGTAGTTGTTATTGGACTATACGTTGTTGTGGTTGTTGTTGGGTTGTATCCCGGTACAACTAAACATCCAAATTCACCACCAAATCTTATCGCCACGTTTTTAGACGTATCAGGGAAACAATCGTTATTATTACCCGTTATCTTAATATAATAATTGGAATGTAATGAATTTGTAAATCCGTAATCATTAGTTAAACGATATGTAATATACATAGTTTCATTACTACCCGTTAATATACCATTAATCGTAGATGAGGTTGTATCACATATATTCGGAGTTATTAATGATACTTGAGGTGCCGGTAATGTCCAATTTCGATTTGCTTTATATGACATTGCCGCAACAATTTCTTCATCATCAATAATAATAGTTTGACTATCAGGGAAAACTTTACCTATTCTACTTGGTAATCCATTAGCATTAGGGTGAGTATCCCATAAGTGATAATATCTTAAACCAGGGTTATTCATATCATTATTAAGATTAGATTCCATGAAATGAACCTCAAATAATCCTTTACCATCAAATCCCGGAGGATCTACCCAAAATGTATCACCAAAACAACATTCAGGATTTTTATGCCACATAATCCAAGGAATGTGAACCTTAAAGTTTCTTGCCTGACCGGTTGTGTCGTCAGGGTTAGATGGATCATACGGTTCTAACGCAAATTTCTCACCATAGAAGAAGTCAATCGTTTGATTTGTATAATGTATTATCGCAATCGCTTTTTGTTCTTCAGGTTCAACTTTTACCACCTCATCAAATGAGTTGTAGTAATATGTGTCAGTAGTTTCAGCACTTAAAGTTGAATTAACATAAAAGGTTTGTCCTGAATTTGAATTATATCCAAAATACTCCTTACTTCCTATATAATTAACTGATCCAAAATAAGTATAGTCCTCAAATTGAGTTGATCTTAGACCCGCAGGACTTTCAGTCCAAGGAATATTCATATTCCAAATTTTAACATCAAACTGATCAACATCACATATTGTTTCATAGTTAATAACATCATTATCCCAATGTGGACTTGGCGTTATACTATCATATAATTCTGTCATGGTTTTAGGGTATACTAAAGCCCTAAAACAACATTCATTACTAATTAAACCAAAATTTGGTGTTGTTCTATCTAATGTAATTTTATTTTCACACACCGCAATGATTCTATAGGTTAATATTGGATAACAACTATACATAGACATTAAACAAACAGGATCCGGTGGAGCCGGACATTGTCTACTTGGTGTTGGTGTTAAACATTGAGTTTTTGATGGTGTTGGTGTAGGGGTAGGACTAGCACAATTTATTGTTCCACTAGTCGCAGAAGGTGTTGGGGTTGGAGTTGGGGTTGATCCTTGAGATGCCGTTGGAGTTGGGGTTGGTAGATTAACACAAGTACAATTGTTACAACCCAAACCATCGAAATAAATTGTAATGAAATCACCAACATCAAATGATCCGGTTAAAAATGTATTACAACCAGAATAAATTAAAGTAATTTCATTAGTACCATTTAATGAAAATGGATCAACTAAATAATTGGATGTTTTAACATAATTACTACTTGTTAATGCACTCCATGTGATTGTACTAGCGGTTGTATTACCCGTAAAAAACCCTCTCAAAGGAGCCCTATTAAAAACGTTTTCAACAGTAGAATCCATGTATGGAATACCATAAGTGTTACCGTCATTTCCATCAACATAATATGGATATTTAACATTTTGTTTGTTTGATTTTGGTATACCGTCACTATTTTGACTACCAAATGGTGGTATTAATACAAAACTATTTGCTTGATTATAAGTACTAGAAACTTTATCGTAAGAAACTTCACTATCTCCAATTTGGAAATATGATATATTGAAATTGCCTTGAGACATTTTCAATCTACCTGTATCTGTCATTCTAGTGTTAACAAGTCCTGATGTATTTTTTATTATATATGCCATTTTGTATATAAATAGTTAATTATTGAATTTTTGGTGGTTTAGGATTAACAACTCTTATTGTATCACAATCATTATTAATTCTCACATTGTTTATGAAAATATAATATGATGAAGTTGCAACAAAACAATGTGGTGTTGGTAATATAGGTGAAATCGTGTTAGTAAATGACCCACCTATTGTTGTTCCAAATGTCATATTTAAACTAACCCAAGTAAATTGTTTTGTTGTATTATATTGGAATGATCCTTGACAAGGGAATGGTTGTGGTATTGGTGAAAGTTGATTCAATACCGGTGGTGGGGTATAAAGAACTGGAACACCATTAACATTTAAAGTAACCGTATTATTATAAGTCGCACTTGATGGAGAAGGACCAACATTAAACGTATTTTGATGTATAACATCAAAAGTAACTGTAGTACCAATAGGTAATGAAGGAGAAATACTCACTCCAAATGTATTACCAGGTAAATAAGACATAGTTAAAATATAATTAACGGATAGTGTTGGAGCAGATAAAGACACAGTTTCTGTATATGTAAATCCTGAAGAATCTCTTACATAAACAACATAAGTACCTTGACATAAATTATTATAAATTGTTGTTGGTGCGTAAGTACTTCCCCCATTAATTGAATAGGTATATGGTGGTGTACCACCAAAAGGAGTTAATAACAAACTTCCATCACACCCACATTCCGGATTATTAACAACTATATTTAAATTAGGGGTACTTATTAGTTGACATAACCCTAAAACCGCAGTTATTGATAATATTCTATTTGGTAATGTTGACCCTAAAGAATCCCAACCACTAAGTGGTGGTGTGGCAGGATTTGTATTAATTATTTGACCTGTAGTCCAACCAGATATTTCCCATTGATTATTTGATTCATTCCAAACAATATCTAACCCATCCGTAATATCTGTCCAAGTAGGATAATCCCCAATATATCCATTAAAATCAAATTGATAATATTCCACAAAAGAAGTTTGTTTATCCCCTCTAATAATTGTAATACATATATCTTCATAAGATGGTAAAGGTTCTTGAGTTGTTGTTGTGGTGGTGATTGGTGTTTCAGCACTTAAAATACAAGTGGTATACGCCGTAAAATCACCATAATAATCAGTAACGACTGAACTATATTCCCCCACACCAATATTACTTAAAGATTGAGATAAAGATCCATTTTCCCAAACAACTTCATATGGAGGAGTTCCCCCTGTTATTCCTAAAGTTATTGCCCCATCAAAAGAATCCGCACTTGTAGGATCCACGGTAAAACATTCAACCCCAAGAGGAAAAATAGTTATTACAGAACATTCATTTTTTGGTTCAATTGGTGGGATAGGGGGGGCAAATGTTGTTGTGGTTGTTACAACGGGTTCAGTTGTTGTAGTTGTAATTACAGGACAATCAGGACAATCACCATTATTAATTACCTGAACATCCCCACCTAAAATTTTAATCCCACTTGAACTACATAATGAAATACCTGTTTGGTATTGAATAAAATATGGTGATTTTTTAGTTTCACCACAACAAGGTGTAAATTCAATTGAAGTTTTAACATTTGGTGCCGATTGGTTAGTTACAAAATAATTTACACAACAACTGTGATCAACAATACAGTTATTACAACTATTATATGGGGTACTATCAAAAGAAACAACACTAACATTTTCAGACCCATTTACACTACAAGAATGTGTATTTACGCTACCGATACTTATTAACTCATAACAACCTGTTTTATAGTTATTAGGATTTGACGATGAGATCGCCTGATCAAAATATATTGTGTCACCAATTTGATAAGTACTAAACGGATATTGATCACTTCCATCAAAATCAATAATCTCCCCGTTACAACAACTTTGAAAACAATACCTGAAATCCTCTTTACCTAAATTAAGTACCGTAATAAATACGGCTGGCGACACAACACTATTACCATTTATATAATAAGAAACATTTGGTAATAAATCCATTGATTTACTAACCCCATTACCATCAACAAATGTGAAGTTATTGTATATAACCGGGTTTATATTTTCTACCTTATATATTATCGCCATTTAAGTTATTTGTTTAATATATAAATAATCAATTTATTGTTTTTTGAATAAATGATTTCATTACTTCAATATATTTTATTGTAGTACTGTTCTTTTCAATGTAATCAAAATGTGATGGATTCTCTTTCAATTTTTCTATTGGATCAACATTTATATATTCACCCTTATAAAATTTAGTACCTCTCAAATTATCCGTAACTCCAGCCATATGTAAAATTGGTCTTTCTTCGTAGATTTTTATATCATCTGTCGCCCAAGAAAAATTTAAATCATCCACTACTTTGGTTTCATAATTATGTAACCATAAATTCCATAATAAAGACCACATTTCCGCAGTCCAAAATTGTATTTCACCAGGACTTATTGGATGTCTTTTATGATAATCATGCATTTGTTTATATAATGGAACACAATCTAAATATATTTTTTCCCAAAGTTCATACGTCATATTTTTTAACAAATATTGACCACCACCCGAACTTTCTTGATTTGTTTTTATGACATCAACATCCAAACCAACAACATCCGCCATTTCTTTTAATAATTGACCTTTTTCTGATTTAGGATGAGCTCTTTCATATCTATCACAACAATCGGTTATATAATTGTATCCAATATAACCTATGGTGTCAGATAAATAACAAACATTATCTTTCATCAATTTATCAAAATCAGGCAATTCCCTAAAAATAATGTCGGCATCATGTAAGAAAAATACTTCACCATATTGGGGATGTTCATATAACCATCTTGATATTAAATATGGTTTAATACTTGGGATATAATTTTTACCAATTCTTTCATCATAATAAAAATGTACATTAAACCCATAATCACATAATTCTAAAGCCCCTTGTGATGGTTCTTTTTGTCCATTAGTTAATCCGAAAATAACGTGAATTTGACATGGGTTAATTCCTTTTTCAATAAAATTATGAGTATAAAGTTTTACTTGCCAATGAAAATATGGTACGTCAGGTTGGGCAGTAACAAAAATGATATCCTTCATGATATAAAAGATATGTAACTTTTTAATAAAGTGAATTTATTTTACGCACTACAACTATAAGATGCAATACAAGCATCACAATCTCCAACAAATGTTATACCCGACCAACTTAAGTTAGGGGATTGAGGGTCTAATGATTGTACTTCGTAACATTGATTATCTGTACCAATTATAATAGATCCAAGAGATGTGGATGTTGGTAAAATTACCCATTTTTTAGTTACACTGTCACAACAATATATTACCTCAAATACCGAGAAATCACCACTTTTTGTTGGTGTCATAGTTGGGGTTTTAGTTACTGTTGGGGTTAGAGTTTTAGTTACTGTTGGAGTAGGTGTTAGAGTTTTAGTTACTGTTGGTGTTAGAGTTTTAGTTATTGTTGGAGTTGGTGTTAATGTGTTTGTTGGTGTAATAGTTGGTGTTGGTGTTATTGTTGGAGTTGGGGGTGTAACGTCACATTGTACACAAGAAATATCATAATTAATGATTAAATTAATAATGACTTTAGCATCCGCTAGTGTGTTAAATTTTGTTGGGTTACAACTTTTGTTAACATCTTTACAATCATTAACTATAGTTATTTTATTTTTGGTAATATCTATATCTACTTCACCAATATCGGGGTAAGATAATAACACACTCTTTACAATATTAGCCCATTCAGTATCTGTTGGGTAATCATATATTCCTGTTGAGGTATAAAATAAATTTTGTTTAACCTCTCCATTAACAATTGTTTCAATTATAAATTGACCACTATTAACAATACAATTTAGATCATTTTCTGTCAAATCAAAAAACCCTTCATTATACATTTGACCAATACCTCTTCTACCATCAATTCCACTATTAACAAAATTAGTATCACTTATGTTATAAACCTGATAATTACCTAAAAGTATTGTCCCACTTAAAACAACAGTTTTATTATATGTACACCCAGAACTATCCACAACTTGTAAACTATATGTCCCGGCACTTAAATTTGTCACAGTTGATCCAGTTTGTAAATTTACATTTGAGGACCAATTATAGGTAAATGGTGGTGTACCACTACTAATAAAAGCAATTATTTGACCATCATTACCATTAACAGGTTGAATTGTTAATAAATTAAAAAATACAGAACTTGATGGTCCGACATATGTTGTTGTAATTTGTGAACATCCATTCGCGTCTGTGACAGTAACTGTATAAAATCCTGATGGTAAGTTATTATAACTATTAATAGGTGAAACCGCATATCCTGTTATTTGATAACTATATGGTAATGTTCCACCAGTCGTAGTTAATATCTGAATAGACCCATTATTTAATCCACAAGTTGTATTAGTTGTTAACGCCGTTATTGAAAATAAATTAACATTTGTAATAGTTGCCGACCCCGTATAAACACAACCCGAATTATTATCTATTAATATTGTATATGTATCTGAAGGTAAATTACTAAAAGTAGCATTAGTTCCAACCGTAATAGCATTAACCGTATTACCTGAAGAATCCAATATTGTATAAGTAAAAGTACCTGTTGGGGACCCGGTGTTTACTAAAATATTTATAGTTCCATTATTACCACAATTTGAGTTTGTTGATGTTATGGATGATACCGCAAATCCATTTGGTGTTATTAACGATATTGATTGAGTGTCGCTACATAATCCCGCATCTTTAACCGTAACTACTAAAGTACCCGAAGGTAGGTTATCAAACGTATAAGTGTTAGAAAAAGTTATTGACGTATCACCATTAGATCCCGAAAAAAAGAATGGAGCTGTTCCACCAGTTACCGTCACTTCAACGGCACCATCACTATTAAAACACGTACTTCCGGTCGTTGTAAATGACGCAATTCCTATAGGTGGTACATTATTAACAGATGCCCCCTCTGTAACAGAACATCCATTTGAATCTGTAACAGTAACGGTATAAAACCCAACAGTTAATCCCGTTGCCGTTGATCCAGTTTGACCATTACTCCAAAGATATGTGTACGGTCCAACACCTGTTTGACCCGTAACAAATATTTTACCTGATCCACCGGAAACATTACAACTAGCATCATCAACAACATAAAACCCATAATCTAAAGTTGTTGATGTTAAAATAACAACACTTGCACTTAATCCTGTACAACCACCACCATCATCACCAATTATATAATAAGTTCCTCCCGATAAGTTTGTAAATGTTAATCCACTTGTTGATGTTGCTCCACTAGTTATATAACCATTTGTTGTTTCATATAATAATCCGGTGCCGTAACCATAAAAAGGCGTAAATCCAAAAGTTATTTCACCATTATCAACCCCACAAGTAGTATTTAATGCCGATTCAACACTTATTGTTGATCCTGAAGATATTGGTATATTAAGATATTCGGTAGTCGCACCAGAAAGACAAGAATCTTGTATCGCTAAAACATAGGTATCGGCAGAAAGACCACTATAATAATATGTGGTTGTTGCCGCGGATGTTGGTAATAATCCTGTTGATGTAACCTCATAAACAGTATACGGAGACGCACCTCCCGCTATTTCAACATAGATTTCACCAACGTTTGTATTAGTACAATCGCCGGTTATGTATAAATTATATAGTATTTGTCCACAACTCACGGATTACATAGTATATCAAAGTTTATCCCAACATTTAATTCAAAGTTTTGGGTAGTATCTAACGGTAAACAGTTATTATTATATATAGTTATAGTTTGATCATCGGTGTTAATAATATAATCCAAACCATAATCAAGTAAACCAACTAAAGCGTCATATAGACCATTAATCCAGTCATTTGCCGTTGGAACACTTAACGATGGGTTTGAATATCCAACACCATTAAAGAATTCATAAATTATTATTGGTGTCCCGTCAATTCTAATATCAATATACCAATCACTTTCCAATGTATTCAATAAACAATCATTATTAATATCCACATTAATATCATTTCCATAAGTGGTTAATGAACTACCTAAAAGAGCCCCAAAAGACGTAATAGATGGATTTGTATCCCAAGGATATAATCCAACAACAGTTTGCTGTACAGGACAGTCATATGAGAATATTTGAGTAATTAACTTACAAGGTTTACAAGGGACAGGAATAATTTCACAACCTCTTTGTCTTCTCCACACAAATTTTTGTCTGTGGAAAATTGAATTCTCGTACTTAACACCAGTATTCCATATTGTTGTTGCCGGAATCATTTGTTCAACTAATCTAATCCAATAATCGCCCATACCATTAACATAATCAATCATTGTTTGATAATTGAAGTTATCGTTAGGAACATTAATTGCTTGTTCGGACTCTAAATATTTCCAATATATTGATGATAATGTTGGATATCCACTAGTTTTACCATCGGTCATAAACTGTCTATTCCTTACATTTATCATATTCTTCCAAAACGTTTGAGCAAACTCAAAAAATGTTTTTTGTTTTGGTTTTGGTACTATTACCGTCCAATCTATACCTCCTCTGTTTGGATATTCAATATTTGGATATGGATTACAATAAGTGGGGTCTACATAGAATAAACCTTGTTCCGGTATTGGGTAATTATATCTTCTTGACATTGACCAAACATCATAAACCAACCCTTGAGCAGGATTCATAAAAAGATCAACATTTTTTACATTTATAACCAATCTATCATCAGAAACCCCATAGTAAGCATTAAAGTTACCATCAAAATTTTTTCTTAGATATTTTTCATTATCAGTCCAACTTTTTTTGTTATCCACAGTTTTTCTAAGGTTAAACCCTAAGTTCATATAAGGGAAACTACGATATCTTTCCAAATATTCTTGACCATAATTAAATGGTAATAATTTTGTTTGATAATTAGGGTTAGCCCCCGTAAACACACTATTTGTTAAATCTACTTGTTCCGGCATCCTATGTTGTGGGGTTGATTCAAACCAACCTCCTCCAATTTGAAAGAAATACGTATCTGTTGGTACAGGCATACTTGGGAAACCATAACTATCAATCGGATAATCATTTATCGTTAATGATACATCCTGACTAATTGTTGTTGTTGTAAACCCTGTGTACTGAACACCCATTATAGAAAACAAATCATTCGTATCTAAAACAGGTAATTCTTGGGAATAAGTTCCTCCCGATATTTGAGCATATTGTATATTAAATTGTCTTAAATTAATTTTTTGATCAGCAACATATACGTGTTCATTAAATTCAGTTAATGCTTCAGGAGCTCCAACCATTCTTAATAAAATTTCTATTGATTTTCTTGTACCTTTTGATTTGAATAAAAAAGCGGAATTTAATATTAAGTTTCTAAAATATTGGTAGTTTAATTCCTCAGGTGTTTGACCTTGAGGCAAACCTGTAAAAGCATTACTACCGTCACTAAATACAGCATTTAATAACTGATCATTAGTGATCGGGGATATGTTAATATTCCACCCTAGTGTTTGTGCTAAGTTTTTAAGTAATTGTGATGGTATATCATTTTTAACATTATAATTAACTGAATTCATGTTGGCAAGAGCCGTAATGAATTTTCTTGTCTCATCAAAACTTCTACCATAAATTTGTAAAACCTTTTCCATTTTTCTATCCGAAGTATCAAATTCTTTGATTGCATCTGCGGTTAAAAATCTTGTTATTAAGTTAGTTTTATATAAATCAATATATTCAGCAATGGTATTTAATTTTGTTAAATAGTTTGTAAATTTTGGTGAAACAATATCTAAGTTCCACGTACCAATTAATGGAAATATTGCAACTTCTTGACCATATGAATATGTACCGTCTTCATTCTCTATAGGTACTTGAAAATACGCACTATAAATCGGAACCATGTTTCTATTAAGTAGGAAATTTTCTACCTGATCTAAATTTTCATTAAAAACTTTATTTACATAAAGTTGTTTTGGTCTTATTAAGAAGTTATCACTACTTGTTGTATTACTTAAAAATGGATTACCATTAACGTATATTTTAAAAACTGTATCTGTTGGTTGCGCAGGTATAAAATCAGAAACAGGATATTCAACATCATTTAAAAATAACGAGTATTTCAAATATTGAGTTGTAAAGTTTCTTAAATAAGAAACAGGAATTTCTCTTAGTTCTATATTTCTTGTGGCATCAACAGTGTAGTCAATACCAAATGGATTCCTAATAACTGAAATAGGTATTTCAAAATATGTTTCATCCTCAACACTATTATATGATGCATTTTGTACTGTTAAAGATGTAACAAAATTAGGTTGAGTACTTTGTATGTCTAACGCAGCCGGAAAATAATTTATTATATTACTTACCGAAGTTGACATTCTTTTTGTTAAAGACCCAAACATGGTAAAATTAGTTACCTGACTTAAATCAAAATTAGGATAAACCCTAAAATTATCGGCAATTAATTTTTTTGATTCCTCAATACTATTAATATTTAACGTATCTAAAGATATTGGATCAGAAAAAGATCCTATAGAAAATGTTCTATTTTGTTTTTCGGTAATATTTGTTGTAAACTCAAAATTTGCTTGGGTAAGACCTCCCCCATCAACTAATTGTAACCCAACTAAGTTGTCAGAAAAAGTGCCTTGACCGCTGGCAGGCTGAGGAGGACATTTATATTTATTTACCGCCATTATGAAGTTATATTTGAGAAGTTTTTACTAAAATCAATGTTATCACCTCTATCTTGTCTTACCTCATATAATAAATTATTAAATTGATCTCTAATCTCATAAAGGTTGTATTGTTTGTAGATATTGTTATCACTATCGTAAATGGTGTATATACCATCATCCATAGATTTGGTTTGATTACCGTATAACGCAATCGCCAATGTTGATATATCGTGTTCAACAATTTCAATTTCAACCGTTGTTGGGTTGAAGAATGTATTTGAGATTATAATATTTTGATCAGGTTGTCCAATAAATGGTGTTGCATTTGGTTTATTGGTTGGTGATGATGATGGTGATAACGTACAAAAAATCAAGTTTGTTGACGCTTCTACATATCTATATCTTATCGCTTTTTGACTAGTGTTTGTTAAATTTTCAACCACAGGTTCACAATAAAATGATGAGGTTATTATCCTAAAGAAGTTAGGAATTTTTGTTCCATCAGAATTTAAATATTCAACTCTAAAACCAACTAAACCTTGATTAATAAATTTGTTTCTAAAGTTAGATGGTACATTATTGATGTCTACAACGATACCTTTAACATTTGGTAATGCAGATAAAATACCACAGTCAAGAATTTTAGTTCTAATTTCCGCAGGTCTTATATATAGTGTGTAAATCCCTAATTGGTTAAATTGATCGGTTGGTAATTTAAGATTATATAAACCCCCAAGTATTTCAACATTCGCATTACCACCAGTAGTTCCATTGTGGAAATATGGTCGTAATACAGTACTAGCATTTAATTTTGTTAGTACGAAATTGTCCGTTTCGTCTCTTGATGGTGTATAATTTAAAATTATTTCTACGTCATCAGGACTCACATCAGCACTTCTTATTGTTCCGTAATTACCTGTAGCCACAATTATTAGTTTTTAAAATTTGTTTATCGTTTAAATATAAATACTCAAAATCATTGTTTTTCAACATTAAAAAATCCATATCCATATTTTTCTAAGTCCCCAACATTATCCACTTCACCAAGTCGTTCAACGAATTCTAATGCTGAATTTTTACCTCTTTCAACATATACATCTGTTTGAATTTCGGGTTGATCAACCACATTAAGCAATGCCTCATTTTTAGTTATCGCCGATAATATTAAATCATTTTGCGTAAATCCAGATGAATCAATGACATATATTGTAGTACCATCATTATAATCATAATAAAGAATATCATTAATTGTATATGCAGTATATGTATTTGTTGGATCTGGTCCCCAATAAGTCCCAACAGATTCTGATGTACCCGTAACTTGTATACCTAATTTAAATTTACCACCAAATAAATTATATGTTGGCCCATACACTCTTAAATCATTAACATTTGATTGTGTTAATCCTGTAATTACAAATGGTACCGTAGTATAATTAGAACTTATATAATCATTTACATTTGTATTTGAATCCCCCGAAAAAATGTAATCATAACTAAATGATGTATTTGCCCAACTTCCACCAGCAGGAGTAAAAGTCGCCACACCATTAGGATTTAAAATTGGTACATTAGTAAATGGTACCGTAACTGTTTTGGTTATAATAGATATCCCCCAAGGTGAAGTCGCCTTTAATGTAATTGTAAAAGTTTGATTAACAACAGGGTAAACATGGGTATATTGTGTTGGACTTGTTACAGTTTGTATAGGTGACCCATCACCCCAATCAACAGTATACGTTGAGACGGACAAAAACTTTTTAAACTCCGTATCCGAAGTATTAAAGAAAAAAAACGTGTATGGATTACTTGTTGTTGCCGAAAATATAAAATTAGTAATAACTTCTTTTTGTAATATTGCTCCATCAAAAACAGAATAATAACCAATATCAGTTGCAACCTCAGTTAAAAGGATTGGAATGGTTAATCCCGTTAACAGTGATTGACCATTTGTCCCCCCTGATAAAATCTGAGACATACCTGAGTACACACCCGTAAATCCAGTCAATGTCGTGGGGGTTACCGAAGTAATAGAACAACAAGGATCAGCACTATACGCATATCCGGTATTCTCAATATACGTAACTTCCACAATGTCTCTCTTAACATTTTCGGGAGATATTTTAAAATAATATTTTTGTTCTTCCATCTTACGGGTTTACATATTCATACCACAAAATTGGGAATCCATCAATACCAACTCTTTGTGTTAAATTAGAAGTCGCATAAACTTCATAAGTTTTATTTATATAATCTAAATTCACTTTGTAGTAAAAGTATTCATTAGGATTAAATGTGAATTTATTCGCAATGTTTGATTGTGGCGTGTTTGTCATTTTAACATAAACACCCAATCTTGCATCAAAAAATTTAGCACTCATATAGAATTCACTTATATCAATATATTCTTGTTTTCTTAACCAATATATATGAAATCCCTCTTTATCACCAACATAATCCAAACTAAATTTTGGTATTCTTATATCAACATTAGAAAGTAAGGTTGTTAATGATACAGATTGGGTAAATCCTTGTTGTACAGGTAAAATAATCGTTAAATATAATACTTGAGTTTTTTCATCATCAGT